TATTAGAAGGCATGCCTCCAGGATCTTTATCTATCATAACAATCTTTTATATCTCTCCAAGCATTATCAACATAATTTACAATTACAGTTCTTCTAACGGCCATTTTGATTTTTTTAACAGAATGTTTCCAACTTTCAGTATCATAAGTATCTTTTAAATCAGGATAAAAATGAACCGCTCTATTAGGAATAAAACGAACTCGCTTCAATTCATGTGGATAGTGAAAAATTGTTCCATTATTTTCTTGACCTTCAAAATAAATTACTGTAACTTCTCTTTTTGCAGAATGATCAGAATGGGGTTTCAACCAAAAACCATTTACATCATTACCTATTTCTATTTTTCTTCTATAATCATTTTTATAAGGAAATTTAGAAAATATAAGATCACTAAGTTCAGAATCTTCAGTTAAATATTGTCTAGCTTCACCATAAGAACATCTTTTTCCATCATAGTTTTCTGGAACTTGATTAATGGGACGTTCTCTAACCAATTCTAATATTCTATTAAAGGTTACAGTATCATAAAAATTATCTTCTATTCTATACATAAATCCTACAGCTTAATTATAAGTATCTTTCGCGAGAACCGTTTCTTACCGTATCTTGTGTAAAACAATGAACCCCACCATCCCAGAAGTATCTATGACGATGTTTCCATCTTATAACATTAATACCATATTTTTCTATTTGTTTAATATTTTCTTTTTCACTACCAGCAGTAATTATTGTATCTTCATTTACTGAAATACAATTAACATCAAAATATGTTTCTTCACAATATCCTGTCCAATCACTCAAATACTTTAGCACATAGTCTTTATAAAACCGCTGTTTACGAGTACTTTTAAATTCGTCCGGTAACTTGGACTTATCATTTACTATAATAGCATCCCAATTTTTGAGTGCATCAGGAATAAATTCTTTCCGCCATGTTAATAAAAGTCCTGGTCTTAAAAGAGCTAATTTACCATCAATATGACCACCAGCTGGCAATTCAATAAATTTAAATTCTGGTAACATCTCTTTCATAAACTGTAAACCTACTTCTGTTCCTTTTCCACTTATTGGATCTTTATCAGCGGATTGAGTATGCAAAATATGCTCGCCACATTTTACCATGTTAGCTGTTTCCCACAAACACAAATCTTTATATTTGTCATATCTTTGTTGTACTTTAATCTTATTAGAATGGGCTTCAGTATATTCAGTTTCTTCTGTTTCATCTATATCAGGCTTACCCATTCTAATAAGAATCTTATCTTTATATGTATTTACTATTTCATCATAACATATTAATTCTTCTTGTCTTGAATGAATAGCCCCATACGTTTGTATCATTTTATTGCCGTAAAACCCAAATACATCTCTAGGCATTATAGGATGATGAACTTTTTTATTAAATGCCTTCTGTTTAGGTCTTAGAACTTTTACCCCTAGCTCTGTTAATATATCTGCTAAAGTCCTACAGTCTTCATTTGTTTCTTCTATAACTTGATCTAACCCTTCAATCATACAAGTATGATTTAAATATGAAGCGCCCACGATCATTTCTTTTAGTGGTTGAAATTCAGAATTTATCATAATATCTATCTAGACTTTATCTGTTGTAGTGAACTGCATTCAAACTTATTTTGTTCATACGTCTCCATAACGTTCGGTATGAGTTTCTCTTCAATTCGAAATTTAGGCCGATTATTAATTTTCATATCAATCACAATTTTATACTTTTTTGCAATGTTTAATATTTCTGGAATTTCAAACCAATTATGCTGAAAAATTAAATATTGCCAAAATGTTGTGCCGGCACCATATTTACTCTGTTTATATGCAATCATGTTCTCATATGCTTTTGGCGTATTGACACGTCTTCTATACTTTTGATTGATCTCATTATCTAATCCATCTATAGAAAACATAATTTCTAAATTATTATATGTATTTCCCAAGTCATTAAAAAATTTAGATGTTCTAAGCCCCCCGTTAGTAACTATTCTGAGTCTTTTAAATACGCTAGAACTATAATCTATAAATTTTAATATATTTGGATTAGTGAGGGCGTCCCCTAATTCCCCCTCAAATGTCACATATTTATTTTTGAACAGTTCGATATCTCTTTCTATAATTGATCTGTAGATGTCAAAATCCATATGTAATTGTTTTAGTCCCGGATGTAATGGTTGATTAGGATTATATTCTGTAATAAGAAAATCTTCATATCTTTTACAGGAAGGGCATGCCGCATTACAATAGCTTGATATAGTGAAATCAAAATCTAGCCACAATTTTTCATAATAATGATCTATTTCTTTTACCATTACTTGTCCGATTTTATACTACAAAACTTATTACAACAACCCGGCAAGGTTTTTTCATCTTTCCAATATTCGGGTTTTATATGTTGACGCCAAATTTCTAAAATATCTTTTAATTTATTATGCTTTAAATTATTCCAATCTTTGTCCATGCTATCTAATTTTTTATCAAAATATGTATTGTTTAGTTGATGTGCGGCATTAAGTAGACAACAGGGATAAACGGAGAAATCAGATGCAATTTCAACCTCCTTCCATTTTTTATCTCCATGCCATGCTCCACAATAAACTAAATCTTCATGTTTTATCATATTTCCAATTCTCAAATATTGATTTACCATCCGTAGTATTTGTGCGCACATTCATTTTGCCATTTGCATTACATTCTGAGCATGCAGATGATGCTAATGATCTATTACCATCTTTTAATTGTTTTCTTAATTTTTGAAATTCCTTACAATACCAAATCTCTTTGAATGTCTTATCTTTTAAATTACCAAATGTATGTTTATATTTCCAATCATGACAACACAACCTTACATCTAAGTTCCAATCGATATAAGCTCTGTAAAACGGGGTATAACACTCCCGTTGCATAGGTATTTTTTTAGTGCTTTCAAGGGCTCCACCACAATTATTAAATAGGGTTTGATTTTCTGGAAGCCACTGTTTTCTAACTTCGACATCAAACTTTTTATAATCTTCAAACTTTTCCTTTTCGTAACAAGATATTGTAATTTTATCAAAAACTTTAAAATATTTTGAATCTATATTATGTAAAAAATCACCATTAGTAATAGTTGTTAATTCCCAGTTATGCGATTGTAATGCTTGGGCAATTCTAATTATTTTTTTATTAAGAGTTGGTTCACCTTGACCGGTCAATTTGAGACTTCCTCTCCAATCCATTTCTTCAAGCCTTTTCCTTATTATAAAAGCACCTCTTAAATCTAAATTTAAATTTTGATTTGGATAATCTTCTGATCTAGCACAAAAACTACATTTTCGATTACATAGTTCTGTTGGATTTATTTCTATAATGTTTGGAACCATTCAAAACTCTCCTGGCCCATTAATGTACCATCAGTATCACATTTTTTACAAGCGTTAATATCACACCTTCTTTTTTCAATTAGCTTTTTTCTATAAGCCATCATCTTAGAGCCCATCCAAATATCTTTTAAAGTATTCATGGTCAAATTACCAATCTCTTCTTTATACTTCCAATCATTTAAACAAAAATTTAAAGATAAGTCATAATTAATAGTAATCTTATAAAAAGGAAAATAACACGTTCGTTCTAAAGAATTATTAATAGTATTAAAAGAGCCACCCCTATTATTAAAATATTGTTCAGCTCCTTTTGTTAAATCTTTAACTCTATAATTTCGTCCTTCAAATAATTCATCCCAAATTTCTGTTTTCGTCATGCTATCGTATTCACTAATAATTACTTGATGTACTCCTGAATTAAACAATCTCTTCGCTATTGAATTATCCTTTAAAATAGAATCACCATTTGTTATTAAAATAGGATTCCAAGAATTTAAAATTGTAATTATTCCATATATGTTTTTATTAAGAAGAGGTTCACCTTTTCCTGCTATTGTAAGAGCACCTTGATAATTAAACTCTACTAAACGTCTTTGTAATAGATCAGCAGATTCAAGTGACATGTTTAAATTTAAACTAGGATAAAAAGAGCTTCGCGGACAAAAATGACAAACCCTGTTACATAACTCCGTAGGGTTTAAATCTATAGTCGCTAAACCATAGTTCTCAGGATTAAATTTTGCAAGTGATTTTTTATACTGTAAATATTCATTCATCTAATATATTGAATACTTCTTTCATATGTGACATTGGTGCTAATGTGATCCGTGCTTCGCGTGCAAATTGTTTAACCAATATATTATTATCAAGCATTTTTTGATGAATGTCAATTCTTTTCGTATATAATGAATTGCTATATCCATCCCATCGCATGTCAGAATATTTATCAAGCATATGTACCCTGACTCTTTTTACCTCACTAGCATATTGCTTTACCTGATTTTCATTTTTTAAATGAAACAAAGCCCTTTCAAGAGCAAAAGAATTTGCTTCATATCCACCTCTATGCATATCTAATAAATCAACTAATTCACCTGCAATGTACCCTATTCTAAGACCTGCTAATCCAAAAGCCTTAGAAAATGTTCTCATGATAGTTACGTTTTTATATTTTAAAAATGGAGTCCAATCTCTAGCATGAAAATATTGATATGCATCATCTATAATCACATGATCATAATCTTTAACTACACTATCAATATCAGTTTCTGGATATAAACAAAACATTACTGCTGGTCCATTATCTGAACTATATAACTTTTTAAAAATATCATAAAGCGCCCAAGTACCTTGCCATTCTGCCGTACGTGGTTTCAAAATAGACATAATCTCTTTTACAGCACCTGAAATGCCCTCAGTGAAAAATAATTTATGTCCTAAAATATTTTCAAACTCTTTATAATACTTCTCGAGATCAGGATAATGTTGAAAGTTCTTCCATGTAGGGGTTATACATTCATTTAAATGTAAACGTAAATTATCTCCAGTATTATGTTGATTTCTTTTTCTAATAATGTCCATATAACCATTTTTTGCAACCCATTTCTATTCTTATAGGGTGACCGTTTTCAGGAAGTTGTATTCCTCGCTTTCCCATTCCATGCGATGGAATCGGCTTTAATTTAAATTCTTCAAAAAATAATTTAAATTTAAATAATTCAGAATCGTATTCGAATTGATCTCCGGAATGAAAATTGCTCCAGTGATTTGCAGCCCGTACTTGTAGTTGGTCTATTAATTCGTCAAATATATACTTCTTACAAGACCAAACACTTTTAGCGTGTCCGTCATGATTTACATCATATATAAACCAATTATCTTCTTGAATTTGTTTTGCAAACCATTCTTCATCTTCACAAAAAAATGAATTTGACATAAAAATAAATTTATCAAAATCTTTACTATCCCTATTCCTAAATTCCATCCAATAAATAAGCTCGTTTAAGCTCTGTTGAGCACTATGATTAGCGGTTAGTGAATTAATAGTATTTGGTGAATCTACCAATTTCTTGAATGGTTCAGGAAAATAATATTGTGCTTTATTTAATAGACGAAAATAATCAAAATAATTAATATCTTTGAGACTCATGAGGATTGGGGGATCCTTCGGAATCAATTCATCTATATAAACTTTATCATTTTCTTCTATTAAATAAATTGTATTATGTTTTGGAGATGCAATAGAACCAGAAACGTAATAGAACTGTTTCATTCCTTTGAACAATCTATTTCGTTGTTCTCTTTTTTCTTTTTCAAGCGGCCGATGACCGTAATTTAAGACTGCAACCATTGGACTAATCTGGGATGTAAATAGTTTTCAAATTTTTGATTTCGAGATGAATCAAACAATTTTATTTCTTTAATCATCTTTTGTTTATCTTCTTGATTATCATCAATAGCTTTTTGAATCATATTCAACAACATATGATCACTAAATTCCACATTAAGAATTTTATTATATAATTCTTTTAATAAAAATATGGGTAAGCTTTTTATACCTATGCCTCTAAAATTAGGATATACTTCAGTAAAATATATATTAAATGAATCATTATTCCATTTTATCAATTCATCTATATAAAATATATTTAATGAGCTCACAACACAATTGTATTTAATTTCTTTTATATTATAACATTTTTTGATAAAATTATCAATTGATTTTTCTACTTTTTTAAAAGTATATGGATATCTCACATATTCATAATTTTTTCCTATTGAATCAATTGATATTGTAAAATATAATCCCTTAAATTCGTTAAGAATATCACACATTTTATTAGTAAATAAAGACCCATTCGTTGTTACATTTAAATTTAGCCCATCTTTTTTTAATGGTATCATGGCATTAATAAATTGTTTATTAAAAAGGGGTTCGCCACCAGTTACTTTTAGAGCTCCAATTTTGTGTATATTATTGATCACCCAATCCCATTGGGGTAATTCCACTGAGCTTAATATATCACTAGAAGAAAAAAATCCATCGGTTACCGAAGTGATATCATCAATATTTTCATGTCGTCTGAAATAATTAAAATCTTTTTGTAGTAAACTTGAAGCCATTGGTGAACACATCCGGCATGCCATATTACATTTATTATCTAATAAAAAATGTACCAGGAGCCCGTGAGTGTCCTTATCAATTTTGTCAGGATTTAATCTAGGACTATGTGGTCCTGTTTTTTCCAAGTCCCAACAAAATTTACACCTTTTATCTTTCACGCCCTTTAGGTGGTTATCCTGCAGAGTTCGATAATTTGAAGAATCAATTATCTGTTCCGGATTTAATTTCGAATCATTGGATTGCCATTCAAGGGGGTTTGGTATTTTTTGAATAGGGCAATGGCTTTCATTATTTTTAGTTATGGCCTCACAGGGCATAAAAAGAGGAAAATCTTTTTTTCGATTTATAAAAAAAACAGATTTAAATGGCAAATCACAAAGGGGCATTTTCTAAACATAATTAACATTGATTTTCTTATTACTCTTTAATGATGGAAATGTAAAAGAAGGATCGCTGTGATGTTCTCGTCTATCTCTCTTTGTATCGGCAACACCAACACCCATTAACAGTACAGGGCTCTCTCCTAAAATATCTTTAACGGATTGAGAATCCATACACTTACAACAACCGGTGGAATAACCCATCTGCGTTGCTATAACATTTACGTAACCGGCTGAAATACCAATCGCCATTGCACGATCTTCTTCATAATCATCATCCTCTTCTCTTACTTGAGTAGGTTCATTTTTAGTAAATGCCAATAGCATTTGTCCTAAAACTTGAGGATTAGTATACCAATCTCCCTTTCCATCACCTTCTTCAAAGTGAGCTCGACCGTCTTTAGATCTTTCATGAGGAGATTTGTTCGCATCAAAGGTTTTATAGATTGGTCCAAAACCTTCTGTGTGTGAATGAATTTTTTCAATCATATCTCGATCTTCAATAACGTGAAGATTAAAATAGTTAAGATTTTGTTTTGAAGGAGAATTAGTTGCGGCCTCAACAATTAAATCTTTATCTTCTTGAGGAATGTCTTTACTTAAATCCCAATTTCTCTGACACTTTTGAGATTCATGAATCGACTCTCTCAGCATCTTATTAAATGAACCATGTGCCATAATTATTTCCTTATTAAATTTTTATTAATTGATAATCTGTTCCATCACATCTGAAACAGCATATCCTATATTATATTTATGCATTAATTTTTTTTGATCAATTCTCAATTTTATACTTTTATAATATTCTTCTTGTGTTTGATATATGTGTGTTAATATACCGATATTAGGTGGAGTAAAAGTTAAGAAAAAGTATTCATGGCCATATTGCTCCATAAGTTTAAAATTATATATTCGTAAAGGGTCCTTGTTTTGGGGCACTAACGATGTTTCAAACCAATTTTTAAATTCATATTTATTTTTAAATATTTTATCAGAACACGTTATTATTGTTTGTATAATATATTTACTCATTATTCTCCGGAAGGCTCCATGGATAATCAATATTACTAGGGACCGAAAAATAGTTAAGCGACCAACGAATATTCTCACATTTAACTTTATGTTCCATAGCCGGTCTATTAAATTGTTTTGCTCCTATATCACCAAGCCAAATAAACAATCCATAATCTAACTCTTCCCATTGTTCATTTATTTTAAGATACATTCCTGGATAAATGTTATAAAGAAAAGTTAACATTCCTCTATCTGTATGCTCTCTAATATAACCTTTATTATATTTTAATATCGAAGATTTACAATTTCTTGTATCTTTATAGAGTGGATCATTGAGAATACTCATATTCATATTATACATATCAGAACACCATTTATCACATTTAACTATTTCAAATGGAGTCCAATCTATCATTTCTAATTTCCAATATTCATCATCGCGAAAAATTTCATTTTTAAATTCTTCGTATGGAAAATCTATTTGATAATCTACCTTAATGTAGTTTTCGTCCAATATTCTCTGAAGCATATTTCACCTTCTTTCATTCCTTTAACCCAATCTTGTTTGCTATTTGTACCAACTTCATCTGTTATATATTTGTAACATTCAAATTCTATTTCTCTTTTATCACATATTTGTTTTAAATAAAAAGCTTCGCAATCAACTAAATCATATCCAGGAATAATTTCTGTAACAAATTTATCTTGAGTTAAAAGACTTAATCCTAATCCCTCTCCCTGAACTTCTCCATCATAATTAAAAGTTGTTATTTTATGAAGCCCTTTTAGTCCCTTTCTAAAGGTTCCACAAGTACCATAATTTATAACTTTATTTGGTCTTCCATACGGGCCTCGATTTTCAATATAGCTAGATAATTTTCCCATACAAAATCTTCCCATGCCTGTATATACGTCGGCGTCGCTATATTCTTCTTCTACGGCTACTACTAATATGTTTCGCATACGCTCTCATATATAATTTGGTTTTCTTTTGGCATTTTCCATTTCTTTTTAAAATATTCGTAAAATTTTATATATTGATTTGTATATTCTGGATTATTTTTTTCACTAAACATGAATTCAGAAACCTTGTCTAATTTTTTATCTAATTTATTTGATATTAATTCTTTTGTAATATCTGGTAAATGTAAAATACTTAAATAATGAGGTTTTAATATTAAATCTAATGCGTGGTTTTCGCCTTCCATACCGTAATGAATTGGAAGGTCTATCCAATTGATTAAATCATTTAAACCTAGAATAGAAAAATTATGAATTACAGAATTATAAGAAATGTTTGTTGTATAATTCATCCATTTTGCAGAATTAATTTTAAAATCTTTTATATTTAAACCACGCCTATTCCATTCACCTAATTTACCAATAGAATCTATACTTAATACTAAAGAAATCTTTTTAAATTTGGGCAAATAATATTGCCATTTTTTATTTGGAAAAACCGAATTATTTGTGTTAATAAACAATTCAACATTTTGAATAATTTTTTGATCTTCTAAAACTTTAAAAACTTTTAAAAAATTATCTTCTATTAGTGGCTCTCCTCCAAGGATTCTTAATAATGTTAAATTTTCTAGATTTACATTGAACAAATCATATGGAGAAGTTAAATGTTTTTGAGGAGATATTTGTCCAACTTTATCTACTCCAATATTATTTAATGCTATATCATCCTCATACCAATTTTGACTAAAATGGCTGCAACACATGATGCATTGAAAATTACATTTATTACTTAAACATAATTCTAATTCTCTTATAGAAGGGGTTACAACGTGAGGATATTTTTCATTCCAATAATCTCTATGACTAGGATTTCCGTTTTTAGCATCAACTTTACATTCTATACATCCAGGAATATCTTCATTAGCAACCATTCGCATACGAAAATTATGATATTCTTTACCCTCAAAAAATTCTTGAAGATTTTTATGAGTTTCACCAATTTTTACATTCTTAAATCTATTAAAATATGTTGAACAAGGAACTACACTTCCATTTTCATCTTGTCTTATTGCAACCCACGGCGCACTACATCTCATGACCAAGGCGAATATATGGAAGGATTTGGCATCAATCTATAACCGGTGCTATAGTGTTTATATAAATTATATTCTTTTTCAGTCATGTCATTCTTAATATTTAAGAAGTTTAATAATCTATCATAGCTTTTACTTCTTATTATTGGATTTATATTTAAATATAACAACCACTTTATCATGTTCTCAATACCAATTCCTCCTTCGACCCGACCGCGCGCGATTGAGGAATATGACATAATTTCGATATTATGCTTTTGACAAAGTTGTACTAAATCTGAATTTTGTAAATATACATTAATTTCAATTTGATTTATTTCAGGAGGATAATGACATATATCAAAAATTTTTTCTAAGTGTATTGGATGAAAATTTGAAACGCCTATTCGTATATCATATCTTTTTTTTAAATATTCAAACCCTTCCCACGTGGATTTAATATATTTTTGGGGAAATATGGGCCAGTGTATTAAATAATCAGTAATTTTTAAATGTTTATATGAATCCTCAAAACATTTGATAACATTATCATACCCATAATTTTCGTCTTCTATACTAACGCAAGGAAGTTTAGATATAATGCGAGATTGGGTGTTATGTAGTAAATCACTTATTCGGTCTTCATTACCATACATTGGTGAAGTATCAAAGGAATGGTAATTTAATTCTAATGCATGTGATAGTCCATCATTTTTAATGGGTATAGCATGTGCTACTCCTTTTCCCCCACAATAAGAAATTTCTGGGCCGTAATTATCAATACATCCGAATATCATATATTATACATTATAATGGGTGGGACATTGTCAGTTATTTTACCCATATCCTCTAAGAGATATTCAGAAGGTAGAGCTCGCTTATATTCATCTTCAAATTCCGGTAAAAAATCTAATAATGATTTATTATATTGAACATCGCGCACTTTTAAAAAACTCATGGCTGATTTAAATTTGCCTAAATCTGGTTCAGCATGTTTAAAAGATTTTGTTAACTGGTGGCTTTCACTATTTTGAAGCTTATATGGAATAGGTAAATTTATAGCATCTAAAATACTAGGTATCATCAATCTATTAACCGTAGTTAATGTTTTCCCAAATTCACCGGACACATAATTTTTAATATCATTTAAATACTTATAATTCATCATTTGCATGGTACAGTAGAAATCTATATCAAAGTATTCCGCATATTTTTTTATATTTAAATGTTTTTTAGTAAAATTGGAACCTTGGCGAATATAATCATCTAATTGTCCGACGCCATCTATCGAAACTATAAATTTAATTTTCTTCTTAGTTAATTTATATAACCATTTGGGAAAAGTAGTGGCATTAGTTATGAGTTGGAATTCTGCATCAAGATTAAATAGGGCATCTTTTACACTTTTCATTAATAATGCTTCGCCTCCTATAAACCCAATTTTTTTAATATCTTTGAACTCATCAATATTATAATTCCAGTTATCTATTAATGGTCCATATCTAGAAGACCTTTCAGGACCACAACCAGCGCATCGTAGATTGCATTGATTACCAATTTGATTTAAATTAATATGAGTTAATTCTTCCTTAGGTGGTTTAATAAAAGGAATTCTGGGAGACGTTTCATTAGAGTTTTCTAATTTTATACAAAAACGACACATGTCTTGTATATCAGAAGAAAATATACCATTAGCCATATCTGATCGAATATTTTTCAATAAAGAACTATTAAAGAAACCATTCGGAGATGAATTATGATATTTTGGATATACCTTAGACCAAGAACAAGTTTGATAGTCCCCTTCCATGGTCATGTTTAACATGCTATAAGGAAATTCACATGTGAAGTTTTTAGCCATATTAATTGGGGACAGCTATCCTATACGTCATGCCCCATTTTTCAAAAGAATCAACTGTTGTGATAGAATATCCTAAGCTGGTTATAAACTCACTAACCGTTGTTGGAGTTATATTGAAGACTTCTCCCGATCCTATTACACCATCACGCCAATTAACATTATCTGATTCATGATCATAATAACTCATTTGGTCTTCGTATACTTGGTATATTATAACGGGTCTGTGTGCTTGTATAGTATTAATAGCACCCATAATAGTAAGGTATTCGCTACCATTAGTATGTAAATTAATTAAATCAACATCGGCGAAATCGTATTCATCAATTTCTTTCATTGTCAGATGGGTATCACTCGGTTCATCGGTAGCAGAAAGACTTCTTTTAGACATCTCTTCTGATTTATCGACTCTAACAAATCTGAAAGAACTATAGTCGGATGTATCAGTTAATTCCAAGATACCAACCTCACCCTGTTTGATTTGTGTTCCGTCTCCAGTAAATAAGTCCACAGTATATTCCTTACCATCCACCAGAGTAACAGTTTTATTAGTCCGATGTGAAACTGCAACATTATATAGGGATATATTGGATTTGCCTTCCGTATTTTTGTCAAAACATTCACAATTATATGCGGAGATTTCAAATGCATGGACTGTATCAAAATAACTGCTCAAAACCGTTGACCAGATTCCATAATATGACCCAATATCTATTGATGCTCTTTTATTAACTAAATTCAAATCATCTAATATTTCCTGATGAAGACTAAACGCCGTATTTCCTGTAATGGGAAAGTCTGCGGCAATTTTATCGCGGAATACTGTATCGGTTTCGTGTCTATACCACCCATTATCTTGTATCATTTAATTGCCCTTTTGCTTAATAAGAATTGAACGCTGGAAATCTTTCATCATTTAATCCTAAAATATTGTTCATCTCATTATTTTCTTTTATATATTGTGATTTCCATGGTTCTTTTAAATATAGACTATCAACTCTTTGAATATATCTTAAATTATGTTGAATCCTATATCCTAATCTACCTGTAGATAAGTCGCCTTGACGCCTATGTAGAGAAATAGTATTATCAAGAAAAATTAAATCACTGGAAGCATACCAGTGATCGTAAATATATTTATCTACTAATAATGTTTCATTTATATTATCGGTTATTTTTTTAAACTCTGAATCAGACGCGCCTTTAATTCCGGCAACAGTGCTGGTAATAGTATAATGTAAACCCTTTATTCCGCCAGAAGACTGCAAAACCATAGGCAGTTCACATCTTTCGGGGCACATATTATTTTTAATTATTACTTGTTGTTCATCTTCAGACAATTCGGGAGTAAATCTATTTTTAGTAAAATCGTGAATGAGAATCATATCATCGAGCTCACTTCTAAAAGACTGTGTCTGTTCTTCATACCAATCGGCCGTAGTCAAAAACCCAGTAGAGGATCCTATGACATCTTTATATCCATAAAAAGATACGCTGGGCGCGAATAAAAAATTCCCGGATTCATTAGCATGCCAAAGCAGTTCTCCGTCAGGGAACATTCCTGTAAAATCACCATTTGAATCTCTTCTAGATGTTACTCTAACTGCCGCGGCTTTGTCCTTATCTATATCAGTAGCCTTAACCTTATCCACTGCCCTGAACCATTGCTTCTCTTCATCAGTTAAGTTTAATTTCGACATACTATTAGCAAATTGAAAAACATCTGCGAACCCATATTTTTTGGTAATATTAACCAAAAAAGTACTAGTGCCATCACCCCATTTCAGAGTTAACTCTTCGAATTGTGATAAAGTAAAATCACAATTACGTATTATAATTACCAAATTGTCCAAATATAAAGTGGCAATTTCACTCCATAATTCAGGGGTAATATCTTTATAATATAGATCATCTATGAATAGGCCGAAGCTTCCTAATCCAGGAATTTTACTTGTTTTCATATAATTATTTAAAATTGAGTGGTGTGGCTCATAATATTGTTTGTTGTTTCGTCTATTTCATCTGGTGATATAAACTTTGATTCTAGGTGCTTCCAATGCCATTGATAATCTGTACTGTCCCAATCTTCATATATTTCATCCCACGTATGTTCGGTCATATGGGGTATAAAAAAATAATCTGCTAAAGGATCAGATAATGGTATAAATCTATAATCAGCAGAAAATCTTAAATGATTCGTTGTATTGGTTGTACTAAAATGGGCAAGCAGATTATGAAAAAGGAATACATCACCGCTTTCAAAATCATTGGTTAGCCATTTATAATCATCTTTTTTTAGTTTAAAAGTTATCTGGTTGGATTGGTCATAAAATCTATCTTCATTTGGAACAAACCCCAAATTTAAATGACTGTCTTTCGCTATTACTATAACACCCTTATCCATGGGAATATCGCCTAATGGAACCCACGCGGTCCACATATTTCGCGCAACACCAGAATACCAAAAATCCTGATGTAATTTAGAAAATTCACCATTATTTTTAAAAAATCTAAAAAGTGCTCTGGGTAGTAAAACAAATTCTTCGCCATACATATGAGAAAATAATTTAAGTAAAGGAAGTTCTTTATGTAAATATTCATTAAAAGATTGTAATTTAACGCACTTATCCCAAAATACATGAGGGCCGGATCCGGAATTAACATCTACACCATCGCGTAAAATATCATCTTTTAATAATAAATTTTGTTCGTCACATATACGCAAGGCATCATCCCTTAAAGACATATTTCTTTTTACATCTAATGCCCCTTTTATATATAAGTAACCATCTAACTTAGCCCTTTTTTTAATCTCGTCATAATCACCATCATGAAATGCCTCACTGGAATCTGTATATGGAGATATATCATAATCTTTAATATCACCAGACCAATCATTATAAACGGTTTTATATAAACCATATTTTACAGCGCTGTCCGTAGCATTATGTTGAATTCGATCTTCTACGTCATGCATAAATTTCGCTTCTCTCCGGTGAACCACCATCAATGATATTTTGTGTTACATCTCGATAATAAAAATTCGAATCGTCTTTTCTTTTTACCATTTCAATCACTTCCGCAAACTGTTCATCATTTAAGGTATTTATATACGCATCGGAAATAAATGTTGTGATATCGTGGAAAAAAAACATATGATGTTCCTGGAAAAATTTAATATCTTGAAATTTTAAAGATTTCATATCATATGCAAAATAACTCTTGTTTATTAAAGACTCCAATTCTGAATATCTTTCATTTATTATTCCATGAGAATTAATAATATATGTTTGTAATCTTTTAAAAACTTCAACTAACGGCTCATCAATACATTTGCTTATATAACTTACAACGTCTTTTAGAATAATATGATACCAAAAACATTCTATTACCCAATAAAACATCCAACACTTAATAGCTTCAGATTCTGTCATTGAAAAGGTTTCTACTATTATATCAGCATATTCCAAATGTTCATTTTTAAATTTGTCCAAGCTAGTATATATGCGCCTCTCGGAAAATTCCTTACTTACAAAATAATTATATGGCATATTTCTAACTTTGATTTTATATTTTTTTTGATATTCTGGCGCGCCGAATTCGGAATTGGGAAGAACCATGGCCGGATATATCATCCCATCGGACGAATCATTTTGTAAAAAATATTCCCAATCAGAAACAAAACTATTATATGTCATTCCCGGTAAGGGAATTATAAGTTCAACTTCAAAAGGCACATCATTTTGCTTTTGATTATCTACTATTAGATCTAGATCAGCTATGCTTAAATTATCTCGTCTAATATTAGCTAATGTATCATGATCAAAACTTTGTATAGCTACTCTGGGCGATGGTGTTTTATCAAAAGGTAATGCCTCTCTGATCAATTTCTGAATTTCCGCGACACCATTTTTTTTCGGAGGAGTCTTGGCGTACCCTAGTGTAGGAAAAAATTCAGGATAGCCCTCTTTTTTGTAAACATCAACCAAATGCTGTACGAGTTCAATATCTCTTTTTTTAAATATACCAAAATTCGCATCGGATATCCACATAGCAAACATTTTTTTATCTGCAATATATGTAATTTCATCCTTACACCGATCTATATCAAATATTTTTACTTTTTGATAAGTTAATCCTCCCCAATCACAAAAAGAACATCTAAAGGGACATCCCCTATTAGATTCCCACGTAGCATGGAATTTTACATCAGGATAATCTAACATTAACTTTTCAAAAAATCCAGTGAGATAGGGGCTTGGTATTACATCAAGATTCTTCATTCTGGGATGAGAGGGGGTTCTCAGAATATCATTAGAATCATTTAATATGATTCCATTTATTTTAGAATAATCTGGTATATCATTGACTCGCTCTAATAAAATATTTTCAAAAATTTCTTCGCCTTCATTTACGACAGCAATATCAATATATGGATGATCTTTAAACCATTCATCCTGTTTAATTGGTATATGGGGTCCGCCGACAATAATAAGACAATTAGGATATAATTCTTTAATTTTTTTTGCTATAATACATTGAAAGCTTGTATTCCAAACATAACAACAAAATGCTACCACATCTGGTTGATCTAGGGTTTTTAGTATATCATTTAAAGGATCCCTAAACACAATAGTGTCTTTAAGGATATAATTATTTTTAATCAATTCATTGCGGTGAGCATATTCCCACAATACGCCTGCCGTATAGGGCAAAAAGGCCCATTCACATTTTGACATTCCCCCTATAGTTTCGTCAGCTGGGGTTATTTGACACATGTATAAATTTTTATTCATTGCAATGTATCATTAAAATCTATTTTTATGGTTGCATGATTTTCAGCAACGGCTCTGGATAACGATTCATCCTGAACAATATTTAAATTATATCTATCCCAATAAAAACATTTTGATTTATCTTTAAAATTTGAATATATATCTTTCCATTCCAAATCTTTAGAATGTGTATCAAAAAATAAATCAAAAAATCTCTCATCTATGGGTTGGTATCTAACGTCTAAGGTGCATCGGACTTTAGATGATATATTATGGTTGTTTCCATGTTGAGTGAGGACATTGAACATTAAAAAATCTCCTGTTTGAAAATTATCAGAAACCCATTCTTCAAAGTTAGTTGGATGAAATGCAATCATCTGATTTTTTTCATGAAAATATCTTTGTTCTGGAGGGATTTCTCCAAGAATATGGGATTGAGAATTTATTTTCATGGTACCAAGCTCTATGGGAACGTCTCCAAAAGGAACCCATATTGTCCACAAATCATTTGACATTCCAGCATACCAATGATCTTGATGTGGTAATGTTGTCAATCTGGGATTATTAGGAAAAATTGTCCTTTGAACTAATCTGGGTATAGGTATGCAATCCTTGCCAGTAATTATTTTCATTACATCATAAAACATTTTTTGATGCATATATGAATGTAAATCTTCCAGATAATTAATATCAGTAAAATAATCATCCGGACCCACTCCGCCGGCATAAAACATATCTTGAAAATCTGTATTAAAATCCCCAGTTTCAGTAATATAATTATATTTTAATAAAATTTCGTCTAGTTGACGTTTAACATTTAAATTCTCTTCTATATCTAAACATTGTTTAAAAAAAAGATATCCATACTTATCTGCAAAATTTTTAATTTCTGAAACATTTCCATTTTTCCAATGCTCACTACAATCTATGAATTTTTTTACCATAAAACATCCAGTGCTCGTGGATTCAATGATATAAAAAACTGGTATACATCATCAGTAAAGGCTAACCCTTCGTGGGGTTTAATGGAATCATGTAAATAGAGCCGGCCTGATTCTATATGAGATTCACTTATCATTCTTCCATCTTTTTCATAACGTATAACCATGCCGTCGGGATTAGTGGTGCCCCATAATTTAATCCATTGTGTTGGATGCCATGTATCTATATGTTTTTTAAAATGGCCCAAATAATCCCATTTGAGTATGCAACTTCTGTACATATAAGGTAATAATTCACTTAATGCGGATAGGCTAGAAATCTTTAATGCGGCGGTTGGCACCTTAAAATGTTTTTCATTCACAATGCTGTCCATATCAATTTCCTGAGAATTCCATTCTTTCCATTTAATTAGATGATCATCTGTCCATTCTTTATATCTAAATTGAGGATATTCTAATAAAAAATTCCATCTATCTAATGGATAACATGCAGGGTCATTTTCTTTAAAAATACCGTCTTCATTAATTAGAGGAACCGCATGCCTTGGGAATTCTAAATGAACATCCCCCCAAGGCATAAAATTAAATTTGGAAATTTCTTTTACAAATATTTCACTATTTATTTTTAACTTCGTAGGAACTAAATTTTGGGTATGATATGTGTAATATTCTTTTTCCGTTAGGACTTCCATGTATCATTCTTTGTCTGTATTGTTCTAGTCATAAATTTTCCTGTGTCGAGATCAAATATATCACCTGTATTTACACCATCAACAAATAATGTATCTTCATATTCCAAATAATATGGAGATTTTTCAAAATTAAAAATAGAATTACTTGAAATCATTACAGGTGGAATACATTCTGTAGAACCATATATGTTCCAAACATTTTGTGCACCTGTTGATTCCATTAACGAAATATCTTCATCGGTAACTGGAGCTGAACCGGTAGAAAAATTTCTAACAAATTCAAGATTTGGTTTTCTTCTTTTAACAAGAGTCCTCCATGTTCCAACTGCTAATGTAAGAACCGTTGGTTTAACTTCTTCTACAACATCCCAGAATTTCAAAGGTTCAAATTTAACATTTACTACAGTGCAGTGAGTAATTTTTGCGGGCATTATACAAAAGGCCCAGCATGCAATGGTCCATGTCGGAAAAGGATTTATAATAACATCTCGTTCATCTAATCCCCATTTTTCAACTAACCAATGTCCTGCTTTATAAAAATCACCCATGTTATGTGTAACTTGTTTTTGTTTTCCTGCGGAGCCACTTGTAAATAAGGATATTTTCATAAATTATATCTCCAAATATTTTGTTTCACATTATTAAACATTTTGACGTCCACCAAATCTACGATACCTTTTTGGGATAAATTTTTCATAATGTTTGAAAATTTATAACTCTTAACACCATTTTTAGAATCTACATTATTTGTTAAATAATATGGACCAGTTCCACCCGTAATTTCCTTTTGGATGTTTATATGGCTCCATTGATACGAACTTTGTGTAATATCTCTCGATACTTTTTTTACATATCCAGGAAGAGTGGCACCTCTGAATAATAAACGGTATCCTTTTAATTCTTCCTCCCATTTAACCCCGCTCATAGAAATTAAAGTTGGGCCTATAAAAGTTCCCACCCACTTGGCTTCATTATATTTGATACTTTTTAAACTCACATTATTATTGTATCTTGAATATGAACATTCAACTAAAAATTCCAATATTATCAGTAAATCATCATCATTTAATAATCTATTCCCACATACCATACTACTTCCGAACCGGTTCGGATGCAGCCGGCCATAACCCGCACTTAAATTATCTATATGTTTATTAAAATATATGGATATAAAATTTTCAATGTCCTTTAAAACTAAAATAATATGTTGTCGAAGATACTTGATAGAGTGATGATGAGATTTGCTAACAACCTGATCATAGTCATCATATGTATTATGAATATTATTTTTTAATTGATTATATAATACACCTATGGTTGTTGTTTGCATATCTTGAAACTTGGAAGTGATGAATATTGGATCACTTTCTAAATAATCTTGAAATTTAACAAAAAAATCTTTTAATGTAACTTCATCCTTTAAATAATCATAATATATGTATTTTAATATTGGCTCAAACCAAAAATTCATAACAATCCATGCGAACATCCAGCCTTTAACAACATCTTCATAAGACATAGATTTCAAAGAAGTAATAATTTCACATTCTTCCATGTCAACATTAAAAGGGATAATTTTTGTTTTTATTTTAAAACGTTCCTTATAAGATTTATCATTAAGCTCCGCATTAGGTAAAATCAAACAAGGATATACGTTTATTTTCAATTTTTTAATAGGCATTAACGCGGTTAACTCATCAACCCACCCATCATACGTAGTACCTGGTAGGGGATATATTAATTCAATTTCTTTATTTGTAGAATCCATCTTATCCGCATTGACAATGCTCATATTTTTTCTTTTAATATTAGATAAAATTTCTGGATTAGTGGATTGTAAGGCGACTCTGGGAACAGTATTATTATCCTTAACACCATCTAATAATCGTTGTTGTATTTGTAATGAAGAATTTTTACTTGGTGGTGTTTTTGCATAACCCGAGTGTGCTATTTTTTTGGGATAACCTGTGGTTTCATGATACCCCACTGCCTTATCTATTATATTATAATCTCTTTCTTTAAATATACCCAAATTACTATTTGTGAACCAAAGATAATTTATTTTATTACGACTAATCCATTCAAATTCTTTGAATAATCGCGGCTCATCAAATTTTATCATTTTTTGTGCAGTTAAACTACCCCAATCACAAAAAGTACATTTAAATGGGCAACCTCTATCCATCTCAACGGTAGCGTGAAAATTAACTGAAGGATTTTTTAATATAATATTATTAAAAAGACCCGACAAATATGGACTAGGGATTGTATTAATATTTTTAATTCTAATGGCCGGTTCCGTTTTAAAAATTTTATTATTTTTTCTAAAAAAAAGACCTGGTATCTCAGAAAAATCTTTTTTATTAAAATATTCTAATAAAATTTGTTCAAAGACTTTTTCTCCTTCTCCCACAACACCGATGTCTATATAATCATGCAAATTATACCATTTATTATCATTAGATTTAGGAACATGTGGTCCTCCACAAATAATCAAGCAATTAGGATACCTTTCTTTTATTTTTTTTAATATATAGAGGTGTTTATTAGAATTCCACATATAATTGCTAGTGGCAACTATATCCGGTTGTTCCATATTATCAATATAATGATTTAAATTATCTATATTGAAAGCCAAATCCTTTAATATAAAATTATCAGATATTATTTTATTTTGTAAACTATAAGACCAAAGAAGACCGATGGAATATGGTAAAAATGCAGATTTATTACTTGACATTCCAATTCCAACGGAAGAGTCAATTAAAGGAGCTGTTAATTGCAATAAATATACATTTTTTTTCATACCGCGGCATCATTTAAAAATTTATAAGAATAATTTTCCCTAAAAAAATTAATTTGATATTTGGGTTTATTCAATGTATGATATTTTTTTAAAGATCTCCAATATTCAGTATGATCATTTTTAGAAGAAGTGTAAAACAATTCCAAAAAATCATATACATGCCGGCACAATCTAACATATGAACGATTAAATATTTCCTCTTTATTTTTTTTATATTTTATTTTTTCAATAGTTTCTATCGCCCATGTTATTAGAAAAAGTCCTGTAGCTTCAAGAGGTTCTGCAAATCCACAACTTAATCCCACAGATACGGTATTACCCAACCACGGGGTTAAACAATACCTATTATTAAAGGGAATGGCGTGAATGTCTTCGGCTTTAACATTACCTACATTTTTATTTTTAAATTCTTCAATGGCATCATTTACACTTATAAAATTATTATTAAAAACATACCCATTACCACTCCTTGATCTTAAATCTACATTCCACATCCACCCATAATCCATAGCGAAAGTGTTTGTTATAGATTGACAATTAGAATCACCGGGTGCGAAGAGCGCCATATTATTAGACAGAGTTTTATAAGAACCAAATTGTTTATTTTTAGAAAAATCACTATTGAAGCCAGTGCAATCTATTACTAAATCAGGATTATCTACTTTACATAATCTGGGACGCGTTATTTCTTCTAAAAGAATAATCATTTTTAACGCATCTAAATGATAAGCATGAGTATTATTGGGAAACGGGTGTACCCAATCAGTTTTATGCCAACCATGATGTTTAATACCATATTTAATTACACCGTCACACTTATTAATTACATCATCTTCAGATATTCCACAATAATCAAAGAATTTAACTAGTCCGGGTAATGTACTTTCTCCAACACCTATAGGTTTGGAATTTTTAGGAAGCTTTATTTCAACTTTATTAGTTTGGGATAAATATGCAGCAGCTAACCAACCAGCGCTTCCTCCGCCTAAAATTATTATGTTCATAATTGATTAAACAAATATAATGTTTCTTTAAATGGAATATATACGGAATGTCCATTTCGTGTTTTTATTTTATCTTTTTGATATTTGATCATATTACCAAAAAACCCAATATTCGGGTGCATCATATGTTTCAGCCGGTGTAGGGGGAGATCATCTTTATTTTCGAATGGCCATAAAAGTGTACGATTTAATCTATAAGTATAATCTAATGATTCTTTTTCCGCGGCACGCAAATACAAATGCATATCATAGCTAATTAAATCTCTCCAATGCACATGTTCGGTTATCATAAATGCCGCTACTTGTTCATGTATAGAGTTTGGGATAATATTTGATGTCAGATCATATTCGCGCATATAATCTGCCAATGTTTCTCCGTCCGGTGCAGGACAAACATTCCTATCAAGATTATTGTGCATACTACATGTCCATGTCTGTAATGTAATAGCAAATTCTTCCATGGTTTTTTTCATTATCTTCTCCCGAAGCACTCATACCCAACCATCATAGAACCAATATTATAGTGATTTAATAAAGTATCATTCTGTTTACAATATCGTTTGTTATTTAATGAACGTTCAAAAAAATCTTGTATATTATTTTCTTGTTCTGTCCAATATCGCCACCATTCTGAGTCTCTTCTTTCGCTCAATATATAGTGATATTTCACAAATTCTTTAGTATGATTTAAGAATCTGTTCATAACCTTATTAAGGGTTTTTATATTTTTCTTTCTTTTAATAACATCAACAAATTTTTCAATAGTGTAACAAGTCATCATTAATGATGTTGCTTCTAATGGTTCAATAAAACTTTGTGCTAAGCCATTGCTAATACAATTTTTAATTGCAACATCCTTCATTTTCCCGGATATAAAACTTTTCTTCTCTCCTTGTATGCCTGATTCTTCCATTGCTTTTTCATGGCTTGTTAAATGGTCACAAAAAACATAGCCTGCATTTGTTCTATCTTGAGTATCTATTTCCCAACGCCAACCATTTTTTAATGCCGTTGTTTCAGTATAAGGCCTTTTTTTATGTTTATCTAATCTACTAGTAATATATGAATTCGCTATCATATCCTTATAGGGTTCAAAGGAAGTCAAATTCTTAATCAATATTCTTTTGAATCCAGAACAATCAATAAAATAATCTGCATGTAACGTATGTGATTCTGTTTGAATGGACTGTATTCCATGTTCATCAAAATGAACATGTTTCACATCTTCTTTAATTAACCTATATTCATGTGGATGCCAACCGAAATCTTTCTTTAATTCATTTTTACAAGCATGTCCTAATTTATCTGCTTGCACTTGAAAACCATAACCAGGAATCGAATTAGTTTGAGGATCTAATAAATTATTATTACATTTATCTAAAAAGTCCCCGTGGAAATTATTAAATAAAGTTGAATTAATTTTAGGATGTTTGTTTCTTAGATGTTCGACAGAATCACCAAATTCTTTTACAAATGCGTCTTCAAATAAATGAAACCATTCGCTGCCTGGTCTTAGCCAGTCTTTAAATTGAATACCATACTTAACAATAGCTTTACTATCTTCTTGCCATGATTTAAGATCTTTTATAACTTTTAAAATAGTAGGTGTTGTTGATTCCCCAACCGCTATAATTTTATTTTCTTTTTCATGAACAACAGTTAAATTACAATCTAAATTTCTTTTTAAATAATGTGCAGTAATCCAACCCGCGGAGCCGCCGCCAACTACTATGATTCTAACCATGATACCAAATGAGGATGTAAATAATCTTTATAACTTTGTGATCTGGACATATCAAATAATTCTATTTCTCTCTTAACTAAATCTTTCTTTTCAACGTTTCGTATTTTATAAGATTGAAGAATTTGTTGATGTTTTCTAGAATCTATAAAGGGCAACTCATTTAATAAAGATCTGCTCAAATTCTTAGGGCTGATACCCCTATTATCAGGATATACTTCACAATATGAAATAAAAACTTTTTTAGGTAAGGTACAACACCATGACCAATGATTATGAAGATCTAAGATATTTAAAGCAGAAATAACAACAGCAATATTAATTCTACCCAAATTAGTAGAATTATTTAAAAATAAACGAACGGTTCTATCTAAATCATCAAAACTAGCAGGATGACGTATATAGTCATATCCTTCTTCTATTGAATCTATACTAATTTTTGGAAACTGTTTTTTGAATTGATTTAACTTGCCAATTAATTCATCATTAAATAGGGTACCATTAGTATGATACGCTAAGATGGTATCTTTTGCCCAACCTTCTTTAATATATTTATCCAATAAATCTATTATTAATGAATCAAAAAATGGTTCTCCACCACTAAATCTTAATTCCTTTACTGGATTATTTAAAAGCCATTTATATTGAATCGAATTTTTTACATTTGGTATATTTAATTCTTCTCTAAATTTACCAGCTGTTATATTTTCAATATCTTTAATTAACCCTTGGGATTTGAAAAACTTCCAATCTACCATTAACCTATGACTTGTTTGTGGATCACACATTCTACAAGCTAAATTACATTTATTAGATAAGGTAAAATCAATTGAATCTAATTGTCCTTTAGGAATTATATCATCATTATGAATATAAAAAGGTTCAATATTCCTCTCTTCCATATTCCAACAAGTTTTACAAAAATCATTCTTGCGATTATTATCAAAATCATCTCGCAACAACTTAAATTGTTCTGATTCAAATATTTCAGGGGGGGTTAATTTATCTATGTCATGCATTCCCATTGGATCTTCCCATTCCGGGCGAGACATATTACAGCAAGGATGGGACCACTTTAATTTATCGCCGTCCCAATCTTTTAAGGCAACTTGCTTGTAAGGGTAACTACATAACATTCCAGCCAAGTGCTTTTAATGGAGCAGAATCAGCACAAGTTTCTTCTGACTCACCGGTTACATTTTTAAACGGTAATGCATCAATATCAAATTCTTCTGGTCCTTGTGCTTTTGCAAAATCATATACAGACATTGGGCTTCCATACCCAATCTCATAAACTGGTAGTTTCTTTTTCCAAACTTTAAAATTTTCCATTAATAATTTAATAGCATTACAAACATCATCTACATGACACCAATCTCTAGTATGTGTTGTTAGATATCCTATTTCTTTTTGTTGGAGTTGTCTATAAAACATATCAGGACGTGAGCGCTCACCCCATACTGTAAAGAATCTCATTCCTATAGCATTATTAGGAGCCATGGCTTCACCGGCAGCTTTTGTCATTGCATAAGGGCTTTTCATATCTTTAACGGAAGAACTTGATGCATATAATATTTTAGAATTTTTATAATGATTAAAGATACGTGCTGTACCTTTTATATTCGTATCACAATAATCTTTTAAATATTTTTCTTGCCAACTTTTACGAACACCAGCTTTTGCAGCTAGATGAATAACATATTCTGCATTTGAAAATGGTAAGGGATCTTTAGTAATATCGCAATGAGAATGAGGGACTTCCCTGTCTTCCCAGCCTAACCCGGAACAGTCGTCTATACCTTTAACATTGTAGCCTTCGTCCATTAATGAGTCATATAAATGATGACCAATGAATCCTTTAACGCCCGTTATCAGGACTTGGTTTTTCACTTCCATTCCTTCAATGTCGTTTCCAAGAGTTTCCAATAATCCGGAGTCTTTTCTTCGAAAACTTGTGGCTCCTCATTCTCAACTGCCATAACTATTACAATACTATTTATAGGTATTCCTGTTCTTTCTTCAAACATTATAGAATACGCTGTTGCTTGTAAAAAATAATCTTCAACCCATGCTTTCTTTTTTATTTTACCAGAAGTTTTCCAATCCAATATTGCTTTCTCCCCCTTCCAGTCACCAACACAATCACAGCGACCGGCAATTCCTAATTGTTTGGACCAGAGAGGTATTTCAATACCAGCAATATTATTAAGATGGGAATCTATAAAGGGTTTGATAGTATTAAACATAGAACGAACATTAGGTAAACTTTTTCCAAAGTAATCAGTATCGTTAGCAATATATTTTTCCACTACCGTATGCATGCTCGTGCCTCGACGAGTTGCTTGTGTAGTTATTTTATTTGCTTCTTCTTCACCAATTCTTTGCCTCCATTCTTTAAAGAATTGCGCTTTTTTACGGCCCAAGACTGTTGTAATAGAAGGAAAGTTACCATCAGGTGTTTGATATACCCTTTGGCCGTTTATATTAGTTGTTTCTAATTCTTCAAAATCTAACTCAACATGATTAAACATTCATATTACTTCCCGGATAATTCCTTTTCATTTGTTTCAAGTGATCTGTAAAGGCTTCATCTGGTTTCTTCTTATGACCCTTTATAGTCGTGCCTGAAATATTATCATAAACAAATCCGGCTCGTTGAGCGTTCATTTGTACCGTGTCCTTGTTACATAAGGGACACGGCTCTTTTGCTGGTATATGTCGATCTACTATCTTATGCGACTCCTCAAACTCGTGGCCGCACTCTTCATTTTTACAAATATAATCATAACTTGGCATAATCACCTATAAAAAATATGTCTATCAATTTTAACTGTAATTTTTTTGTATTTAGACCACCTTGGATTATCAATATAATCCGCATGGTAATGAGTAGCACCATCTGTTATGTCTCTTAAATGATCTCTTTCGTTGCTTTGATAAAACCATTTTGCTAAGCCTTGAATATGGGCCCAATTTTTTCCTGGATATGGTACATCATGTTTACCATCACAATACCAAGAAAATTGACACCGATCTCTCTTAGGAAAACCAGTATGATGCAATGCTGCTTCATGAATTACCTTACAATAGGAATTTGGAAAATTTTTATCCACTACTCTATTGTGTGTAACAAAAGCTACTGCTAATTTGCCAGCAGTACTTTCAATCGCTGCTTCAAAATATATATTATGTGCTAAACAAGATATTTCATCTTGTGGATATATTCTTTCTTTTTGTTTCCAGGATGTTTGTCGCGATTCTAGATTAATATTTGGTGATTCTAGATGTTGTTTTAATGTAATATTTTCTACCCGCGGTTTTAATAGTACTTGCGTAGTGCTTACTTTAGCATCCGCAATTTGATGAACTATTTTTACTGGATACATTACCATTACTATAGCGATAGCAATAGATAACGTTAATAACTTAAACATATGTTTACTCCGAAATGTTTGTCACACTTCTCATGTATATAAGTGATACTACTTTGTTTTTTTCTTTTCCGATACCGGCAATGGAGGGATGAGATGAGGAAATGTTTCCTGTACTAGTCGATATGTAAGCCCACTGATGCCTAAATCTTTATTTTTTACGCCTAGTATCATCTTGGCCTCTCGTGGTGTTACGCTTTCTAACATAGTAATAAACATTACTTCTCGTCTGCTGGGGTCTATATTTGCACCTGCACAAAAATCAGTTCCGCCCGGGCCCTCTACAAAATACCTAAATTTACGGATTTGTCCGTAAAGCATTGTTGATCTTGGGTCTTCTGCTTGAGCTATAAACGGTGGATCACTTTCAGGCAATAAAAACTTTACATCCGGATGGAATGTATACCATAACATATTTTCCAAATGATCTGTTTTATTTTGTGTAAGTAATTCCCCTCTCTCCTTCTGACTTTTTGCTTTATCAATCGCGTTAAACAATTCTATAAGTGTCATAATCTAAAACTCCTGAATGGATTCTGTCAATTCTTTAAGTCTATGCTTAATAAAATAATTAAGCATTTTATCACGGCCGGCATACTGATCGCTTTCGTACCGTGTTAGTATATTTATCTGAATTGGATCTGGTATACGTGCTAAATCTATTAAAATTTCATTCCTTTTATAGTTACGTAAAACCTCACCTTCAAACAATTCTTCTGGTTTTCCACTTAACCAACTCTCAATTTTTTTCTTTGAAACTGGTTTTTGTCGCAAACCCTCAACTAAACAATTGTCATTTGACAATATATTAGGTATTCCATCACTCCGGTCGCCAGTGACAATCAAAGTCCTCAATTGTTCTTCTGGTTTTTCATTTTTTATAAATTTCTTTGACAAAGGAGACCATTGTGAAATATTTTTATATTTCTGTAGCTGAATAAAATCTTTATCTGAAGAAACAATCAAAATTGGTTCTGAATTATAATTTTTACAAATAACACCTATAATATCATCTGCTTCACAACCTTCTATATTGACAACTTTATAAGGCAAATGTTCTTTTATTTCACTACGAATAGTATCAATAACCTCAAATAAAGATTTCCAATCTATATTCTGTTTATTTTCTTCTCTAGCCTTTTTACGATTAGCTTTATATAATGGAAAATAATCTTTTCTCCAATTACCTTTATTATCGCAACAAAAAACCATATCTGTTCCGTATTTGTCACAAAATCGATTACGAATCATCTTAATGTTATTCATAACCATGTGACGAATCATCTCACTTTCTTTATCAGGATCATATTGCTTTCGATATACCATAAAATTAGCAATTATCATCTGGTTGTAGTCAACTAATATCATTTTTTCTTTTTCTTTTTATTTTTATTCCTTCTATACCAATTTAATTTAACGGGTTTGTCTTTTTCCTTTCTCACTGTTTGAATATTATCACATTCTTCTATTAAAGTATCATAAAATTTAATTAATTTATTTTTAATAATTCCATTTAAATGACTATATGCTTCTTTAAGGTCTGGATCTGTTTTGGATAATCTTATTTCATCTGCCAATTCATTAATCTCTGTTTTTAAATGCTTAGCAACCGGTTTGGAAATTTTATTTTGTTTTATAAAAGATTTAAAATTAAACTTAATTTTAAAATCATTCTCAAGTTGTTCATCTACAATTTCTTCTATATCATAACGTATGTTTTTTGCCAAGATGCGCATTCTTTCTTGAATATTTGGCTTTACCTTTTCAGCTTGGGCTTCTTTCTGTTCATGTTGCCTCTTTTCCGCAATTGATTCAATCTTTTTTAATTTTTCAATGAAGAGTTCTTCAAACTTTTCAGGTAAAAATCCACAACCCCTTGTTTTTAATCGTGCAATATAACCAACATGCATTCCCACTTCCATTAAGTCTACTGGTTTAATCTTTTTAGGTGAAGTTGTCTTAACCTTATTTATTTTATAGTATTCAGAAACAAATTCCATACATTCTTTAAAATCATAAAACTTATAATACCATCTAAATGCATTATAGCATTCTTCTGTTAATTGCTCTTCAGTTAAACCATCCCAATCATTCGGGTCTGGTTCTAAACCCATGTGCTGAGCTTCAAGTGATCTTTTTTGAAATGCCATTTTAACTTGCCTCCGGGGGATCTGGAGTTACTTTATCAAAAATTTCTTGTGCTATTTTATCAAAAACTTCATAAGAAACAGGTTCCCAATTTGCCTCTTCTCCATATTCAAAACATAATACTTTACCATCATGTGCTTGTGCTAATATCATTTGTGTTTGACCAAATAAACTTGGAATACTTTGTGCAATAATATGTACAAATAACGGCAAGTCTTTATGTTTATAAAATTCATTCAATCTCAGAGGAATATGTGTTTCCGAAGTTGATTTTTTAAGATCCCGATTCTTTTTATATTCTGATAGATCTATTACTTTCATATCTTGATTTTAATTCACACATTATATAATGTAATATAACAGACATCACAGCTTCGCATGTTTCCATATGATTATAGTTAATATGTATATACTTTTGGAGTTTTGCCTTTAAAATACCGCCGGCATACCCCAAAATACCGTAAGTATTAATCCCATTAGATTTAGCATAATCAACAGCTCTAACGACATTTTCTGAATTACCGCTACCACTTAAAACGAATAAAGAATCACCATGATTAGCATATATTATGAGTTGATTCACAAATATGTTATCATAGCAATCATCGTTAGATGTAGCAGTAATGAAGCCAATGTCATTACAAAGAGAAATAGCCCTAATCCTAGGTTTTGAACTTCCATTTTCAATAACCCCTTTTGATAAGTCCTGTGCGAAATGGCTAGCATTTAATGCACTACCGCCATTACCACATATAAAAAATTGTTTTTGAGAATCATATGTTTCCCAAATACCTTCTATCAAATTATTAATATGGTCTTGTCGTACTGAAGACAATACCTCTTTAATCTCAACTGCATGTTGATACCACTGTTTATTTCTCATTATTAAATATTATCCTTGATCCTTGATTGTCAAATCGTATTTTGAAAGTATCTAATTCGGGAAACTTTGATTGTACCCCGTGAGAATCTTCTGTCATAAAAAGTAAATATCCTCCGCCTCCTGCTCCACAAATCTTATAACCTATAATTCCTTGTGCGCATCTTGTTACCAACTGATTTATTTTATCATTTGTAATATTTTTAGCTAATTCCTGTTTTATCCTCATTGAATTAGTTATATCGAATCCAAATTCTACATATTCTTTTTTCTTTAGATGTTGTAATCCTTCCTCAACATATTCTGCCATTCTATTATATTTCTGAACTTTTCTTTGTGTATTCTTTCTCTGATCAGTCAAAATATCTGATGAATTTCTATATATGCCAGTATTAACTAAAACAATCATATTTTCAAGATTTTCATCAATTTCTAGCTTATCGATAAGGACCTTGCCGGATTTCTTAAAGGTAATAGCATTAAAACCGCCGTAACTGACAGCAAACTGGTCCTGCTTGCCGATTGGCTTCTTTAAGATTTCCATCTCAATATGACATGCTAAATGAGCTATATCAATCAGGTTTAAATCTGCTTTTATTAAAGTTCCAATAGCATGTATTAGGCCGACTAAGATACTTGACGATGAAGCTAGACCGGAACCTTCAGAAGGTATATCTGCTAAAGTTGTAATCTCTAATCCAAAATCTATCTTAAAATGTTTAAGTGTTTCTCTGATATATTCATGCTGAATATCATCAATAGAATTACAAATTTCTTTTTTAGAATAATTACATACCCATTGTTTCCTGTAAAGTCTATTCACTACAACATATGTATATTTGTCTATTGCTGTGCTAATTACTTTACCGGGTTTATCGGCATTTTTATAATATTCAGGTAAATCTGTACCACCACCGAGAAAGCTAACTCTTAGTGGTGTTTGACAAACTAACAATTCGTTCCTTTAATTCTGTTGAGCTATATTCATGATCTCTTCGACAATAATAAATATCAATATCTCTATCTTGACATATAGTATACCCTGTTATTGGTTTTTTGGCAACCCAATATTCATTACCTAAAAATCTTTTATGAAGTGGGCTTATTGTTTTAAGTATATTCGCAAGATCCTCTTCTGAATCATATGGAATAATCTCATCCACATACTTACATCCCTTTAATTGGGTATAACGTTCAAAACACGATTGAACTACCCGATTTTTATGTTCTGGATATGCATGTAATCCAGCAATAAGATAATCACAACGTTCTTTTGCTTCTTCTAACATTGTAACATGTCCTGCGTGAAGTAAATCAAAACATGAAAAAACAATTCCTCTAATCAATCTTCTTCTCCTTTGAGATTATCATCGATTTCATCTTCAATCTCCATTAAATCTAACATTTCTATCCATTTAGGGGCTCTATAATCCCAACTATAATATTTGTCTGCATGTGCTTTAGCACGATCAATTATATCGAAGGTATCCTCATCCCAATAATTATCCATTAATTTATCTAGTTCATCTGCAAACCTATAACAATGTTCAATCTCATCTTTAATATAAGGATACATAAAAGCATGATCTGAACAAGTCTCAGGTAAAGCACCTAAATTATTTGTTAACATTGCTGTTCTTGCAGACATTGCTTCCATAGCGGTTCTACATGAAGTCTCCTCCCAGACACAAGGATATGCCCAAATATTCATATCTTTCCACTCTTCTCTTAAAGGTCTCCCTATAATAGATTTGTGTAAAGTCATATTTTCATTTTGTTCAATATGAGTGAATAACTCATTAAAAGGTTGATCATTCTCTTTCCAGCCATAAACACTATAAGATGAATAAACATGTAAATGCCAATCATTTCTTTCAAGTTCATGTAAGGCATTACACAAGATGTGCAATCCTCTTTGAGGTGTAGAACAATATATCAAATTTAACTTGCCATCCTCTCCAAGTTCTTTCTCATAATGATCATGAGGAAAAATCGCTGTTTTCATCACTTCACATTTAGTAGTAGGCAAATCATATTTTGCTATAAATGTCATCATTTGCCAATGACTAGAAAAGATGAATTTTTCAAATTGTGATTGTCCGTTAGGCGCATCAAGGATTTTATGACATGGATCATTTGCTAAATCATGAAACCACCAAAGTTTTGGTAAAAGGGACTGAACATCATCGTCATATATTCTTGAAATTATCCATTGATAATAATTCTTATGTTTTTCTTCTAAATGAGACCATAACTCTAATGTTGTTAATTCTGTTCCCCCAAAAGATTTTTTCGCGATATTACCCTCACGTCTTTGTGGAATATCTGTTGCTTTATAAATGTCTAAATTCATGTTGTCACCGAAAATGATTGTGGTACGTTTAAAATATGATTTATTAATTCTTTATGAAAGTCTTTATTAGCTTGTCGACACTCTTCAAGAGAACCTTTATATTGTTTTTGTTCTTTTTCATTCAAAGCTTTCCACCAATCAGGAGCCGGACAGAAAATAGGTTTATGTTTTAATCCATAAAATTTAGATGCCCATGGAAATACAACTACAACTTTTCCTAAAAGAGTCGCCCAATAAGCACCATGATAAGAATTTGTAACAACAACATCACCACTTCCAATAAATTCTATTGCCTTTTCAAATGTTGACGTATTATCATTTGCCATATGAGGATAGTCCCAAGTTTGTTTTGGCATTTGATGAATAAGAAACATCGGTAGTGATTGATGAGTAAAAAATACAACATCATGTTTCACTTCATATTCCTTATCAAATGCTTCGTGCATGCAACTAGCACATGGAACCCATCTAGTTTCAGGAATTGAAGTATAGAGCATTGGGTAATGATCTCTAATACCCAATAAATCAAATTTTCTGACATAAAAAGGATACGTTATATCTATTTGAGGAATAAACTGCGTCTGTTCATCCATACTAACATAAGTATGTTCACCTAAACCCCAACCAAATATTCTACGATTTGCATTTTTTTGATTTACTATAACATGACCCATAGGTCTCATTTGTCCTATAAGTCCCCCACCTCCATAAATGACATTTTCATGTGGTGGTATATATTCATGATCTAATTTATAGATGTCTTTTTTGTTTCCTGGTAAATCAAAATACATAGCTGGACTGCTATACCAGTCTCCTATGTTAGTCTCGTCTGTCCTAAATATATTTGTAAATTGTAAATTTTGAGGATACATATGGATAATTTAAATGATTTTGGTTTTAGTACAGTAAGTGAAACTGACTTTACTGCTGCAACTAAAGAACCAGAAACAAAAGTAGTAGAGGCCGCCGTTAAAGAAGCGAAACTTGGTCAAATAAAAGAAGTTGAAGGCACTGTAAATAAAATATGGAGTCTGCTTGATTATCATTATGAAGATATTGATAAACATAAAGATAAGTTGAATAAAGAATATGAACGACAGATGAAAGAAGTCGAAGATTTAATAGTACCGTTGTTAAATAACTTGGCGAAGTCTTCAACTAATGAATACATATTTTGGCCAGGTAGGCGAGAGATTTTGGAAAAGCAAATCGAGAAAATTACTGCACACACTCGAGACGTAAATATTTTCACTGAGTAATTCCGTATTTACAAAGGAAGTAGGAATCAACAATATCTGAAGCCGGATTACCCTTTTCTTGGACTAATTCGAAAGTCTCCGGTTCTGCTTTCCATGATTCTAACATTGCTTCTTTATTAGAATTCCCCTTACCTGTGGCAAATTTCTTAATAACTGTTGGGGGAACTGTTTCATAGCGGAAACCATTCTCCATTAATTTTAATTTCAAAATTCCAACATTTTCCGCAATATGAAAAACTCTGCCTGTTGATCCATATGAATAATCTTCCAAAATAACCTTTTCAACTCTTCCACTATACCAACGCAACGTATCTATAGTCCATTCTGCTAAAAACTTAAACTTATCTATACCTTTTAAATCTTTTGGTAATTTATAACAAGTTACATTTTGAAGGGAGGACCACCCAGGCCTCCACTTATCCAAAGCAAAAAAATTAAAAGTACAATTATTGGGATTAAATATTCCATCTTTATAAATGCAAATACACGGGCTACTTGTTGAGTAATCTATTCCTGCACATACCAATTAAAATCCTAACTTTTGCAATTCTTTTATACTATTCTCTGCAGATGTATGTAAGATTGCAATTCCGCCTTTGGTCTTAAACTCGGCTATATTTTTTTCAGAGTCGTCAATTAATAAATTGGGAGAAAGATTATCCTCAACAGCGAAATACTGTTTTTCTTCCCAAAAACAAACATGAACTTTTGAAGGGTATATATTAAAATGATTGAGACACCATTTAAATTTTTGAACGCGGGCACCGTCGTATTTGCCTCTTTTAGGAATAGCTGTAAGAACGTGAATATCAAATAAACCACGAACATAATCAACTAATAAATCGGCATCTGGTAACTTAGGCAAATTTTCGAAAAAATTGGAAGACAGTTTACTCCAATCATCTGCCCATTCTTTTTTACTTCCACATTGTTTAGTGATGGTGCCATCAAAGTCACTAAGAACACCATCCATATCAAGAAATACTATCATTTTTAATCATATATAAAGTTTGTATCTGGGTTTTTTTCCCTATACTTTTTATCGAGAATATCCTCCAGCCAGATCTTCCCTTCCCCGGCCGGAGAATCCTCAATAGATTTCCAGATCTTCGAAACAGATGTTTTATTTAAAGATTCTGTATATGTTCGTAAAACGCCCATACAATCGTCACAATATTTTTCGAAGTCTGTTTTCATGTTTCCTTTATATTATACATCAATGTTATTAAAAAATCAAGTAAAAAGATACTATATTAAATCAACCACTTCACATCCACCAGGAGCCGCGCATGCTGCGGTTTGCGCTCCTGCAGTATGATCTTCTTTCTCATAATCTCCTAATATGCTCCAGTCCACATTCTTAGGCATTTGTGTTGTTAACTCGTCGTATGTTTGTTTATCACAATCTTGATATAGGGCTTGCTTATAATTATGCTCACTGAATGGTAAAAATGAAATACCACTAATATTATCAAAATTATCCCAAACCCAAGAACCAACCTCTAACCATTCATGTTCTTTAACTGAAACAGTAACAGATGGTTTATGTTCGCACCAATGATCTTGATATAACGTCCAAAGAGCCAATTGTTCAATAGCTGTCATATCAGTTCTGCAAACAGCACCTTTAGGGCTCTTTTGAGGAAATGAAAATACTGTAGTATGTTCCGGTTTTGTTACATCAGGTTCACTAGGAAACCCTTGTGACATCATGAACCGACACAAAGGATCTTTATTATCTGCGCGCACTGTTCTGATGTAATAAGGATTATGACGGGCATGAATACCACTAGCAGAATCAACCAACTGAGAAACAGTACCCGAAGGTTTAACACACGTAATGGCGGCCGATCTAGGGATACCGAGTTTATCAGCCCATTCTGCATTCGTTTTAATGGCAGTATTACGAAGTTCATCCAATAAGTCACCAGTTTTCTTTTTACCAGATTTACCATTAGTTAGTCCATTATCCATGATGCCAGTAAGGGAAACTCCGAGCAATCGTTCTTCGATGCAGTTTCTACTAAACTCTCTTGTAAGATATTTGAAGTCTGTAAGAGTTGATTGGAATGTTCCAAGAATGGTCGCACTGCGAACTTTGTCTTTGAGAGACTCTCTAGTGTCCCCTCCGCGGACAACGACTTCGGAAAGGTTGCAGAATTCTCGGGACCGAAGAATGATCTCGCTGCACGGATTGGTGCCAAAATCGTCTCTAGCATCTCGTCTTCTAATAAAATTTCCATCTCCATCTTTATCCCTTTCATTTAATTTTTGGACCTGTTTTTTGGCCGAAGCGCTATTATAAATTCCGCGTTCCCCTGACTTAGAATCGTAGAGGGATAACCACTCACGCATAAAAGTACCAACATCCGGCCTTTCTTTATAATTAACTGAATTATTTGCAAGTGATCGTTGTACATTAATCTTATACCATTCGCCATGTTTCGCAAATCTCATTTCTCTGTCATTAAGATCGCTAAGACTAATAAGGGCACTTCGACGAACGCCACCTACAACAACAACTTCTGCTGTTTTACAAATAATATCATGACACTCAATAGGTTTAAGTTTTCTTCCCGCGGATGTTTTATATATATCTGTAACAAAATTAAATAAATCAACTAATGGTTGAGGGCCTGATGCTCTACCACCAAAAGTTTTTAATGGCATGCCGGCGGCTCTAACTCTACTAACATCCCATTTAGGTATTAATCCTTGATATAATAAAGCAACTAATTCTTTATATGCTTTACACCATCCTAATTTACTATCGGCGACTACAATAACGGTATCTGTAGGATAAAATTCTTCCGCGATAGTTGGCATTTGTTTTGTATATTCTTCTTCAACAGAAAAACCGACACCGGTGCCATTCATCAAAACATACATAATTTCATCGAACGTTCTTGGATTGTCACATTTTATATATGAACAATTATAACCGGAAACATTTTCCTTTTTTAACGGAACTCCGGCTGTCATCAAACATCTCATAGATGGCATAACCTCTAAATTTAAAACTGCCTCTTCTAATTCTTTTCTTTCCTTTTCAGTTAAATCATAATTACATTTTTCTTTTAAATCTTCTTTGAAAAAATCAAAATATCTTCCAATTGTTTCTGGCCATGTTTCGCGTCGTTCTTCATCATATCTCCATCTTGCATATCTAGAAAGATGTATAAAGGATTGGTATTCTGTAGGCAAATTCATTCCGCTTTCCCTTCTGGTTTGAGCTTTTGTAAAAATTCCGTTGATTCGCGCTCTGATAACCCGTACTTTGCCATGATCCAGCTACCTTGTAAATTGTCTTTAATTATACGTAATTCTTTTTGAGAAAAGGAAACAGCATTTAAAACGTAATCTTCAAATGATTCGCAACAAAGCGGAAATTTGGGTTTTACCAAATTATACATCACTTCCGCATAGTCTCTAACTTCTTTCTGTGCATGTTTATCCATTCTCAATTTACAAAAACCAAAAAAATTGTGTAAATCGATTTTCCAAATAACTTCTGTATAATTGCCAACAGGCAAAACTGAACGTGCTAATTCTCGAGCTAAATCAAGATCTAGTAAGTTTTTGTAGGCCCAGGAAGCATTGTCATATTGGCGATTAAATTCATATTTAACCAGACCTTTCTTTTCAATGTCTTCTCCCCTACCTTGATTATTGTGTCTTGATTGCTTTTGAATATCATTATCATGTGGTACGTAAAAATCATTGCTCATAATTGAGTATCGTCCTGAATACTCATTTAAGTTCGCCGTCCGATGCCGAACTATTTGTCTCATTACAAAAATTGGTAACTTAATATGAAACTTAACTTCACACATCTCAAAGGGTGATGTATGTTTATGCCTCATTAAATACCGAATAAGATTTCTTGTTTGACTTGTCTTCCGAGTGCCTTTTCCATAGCTAATTCGAGCAGCAGATTCTATTTCTTCATCATCACCCATAACATCTAATAATCTAACAAATCCAAATTCATGGATCTTCACCTCTTCACTCATAATCTTTTCCACTGATTCAATTTTACCCGTGCGGGTAAGCCTCGGAAGGTATTTTTATTTATAGTGTCAACGATCTGCAAAATATCCATTCCGTCCAATACCATATCATTAATATCTTTGACTTTAATTGTATCAGGCCATATACAAACTGCGAATCCTTTTTTCACAATTTTTTCCATTTTACCCACAATTTCTTTATTTCGTCTTTCGTTATCATAAACAAAAACAACATCACGTGCGTAAAATTGAGTAGTGTCATCTATATCACTGCCGGCCATAGCTAAAGCGTTAGGGAGAAACATACTATCAATAGGACCTTCAACAATGTAAGTCTTTTGAGCTGGATCATTTCTATCTAATCCGAATATTTTACTTGCTTCCTTATCAATCTTAACAGTAAAATACCTTAGAGTTGAATCCTCTAAACTTCTTCCTTGTGCTGCAATTAATTTTCTTTCTTTATTAAAAAACGGGATAATAATTCTGGGGTCATATGGTCTTAATCGTGCCGCAAGTTCAACATCATATTTACTTACCCAACTTTTAAAACAATCTGCAAAGTACATATCACTATACCGGACTTTAGGTATTTTTCTTAAGTCACAAAACTTTACAGCAGGATGATTTGCTCCTAATTCTATTATCTTAGGACACCCTACTTTTGTAAATATAGGTTTTCTAAAGACAGGTATTTTTTCTTCTTTATCCGGATGTGTATCATCACCTGCAGTTTCTCTATACTTTTCAAAAGCATATTGCTTTGCTAAAATAGGATCAAGTTTATCTATTAAAACTTTTAAAGGACCCCCAGAACCACAATTATGACACTTGAAAATTAAACTTTGTTTCTTATTAAAAAGATATCCCCTTGCTTTGAATTGATTCTTAGATGAATCGCCACATAATGGACATCTGAAATTATAAAGGTCTCTGGATTTTCTTGCGAAACGTTGGAGGCGGGAGGATAATAAATTAGTATACTTATGATCTATGTAAAGACTCATATCACTCAATAATAGGGGAATTTAATATAATGATTATATTATAACATAATAAATAATTAATTTCAAGGATAAAAAAAGGGAATCTTAATGATTCCCTTTTGCCAAGGATGTTCTTTAGCTGAACATTCGTATGATCTTAACGATTTCAACCCCTGCATTAATCGCCTCTTCTACCATTACTTCGGTATCATCAGCCAGGTCTTCTAATCCAAATTCGTCCTTGGCATATTGCACCAATTCTGCGAATTCATCATCGTCTAGGTCTTGTAGTTCAACTAAAATATCTTCAATATTATCAATAGCTGGTCCCAACTTTTTTAAAGGCTCAATAAAATCCAGAGCATCTGACCAACCGATATCACCGTCTTCCATTGCCGAAGCCGTTGCTTTTCCAAATGAAAACACAAAAGCTAAAACGTCTTTTGTCTCTTGTATTCCTGCCATAATTACCTTTCTAATTTAATTCTAAACTGATATATTTTGAGATGGGAAAACTCTTAAATGTTCCTTAATGCCTTTTCTAGCTAAAATAGGCATAGCATCACCTTTTTTCTTCTTTTTTCTAACAGGTGGATCATCACCTGCTTCAGCAGAACCCGCGATTCCACCTGCTCCCATTGACATTGCGGGAGCGTCTTCAATTACTTCGTCTTCGGGTTCATAGTTTGCACCTAAAGTTGTCATTACAGGTATGATTGCTGACAAATACATTTGTATTTTAAGTGGATCTAAACCCATTGACTGAGCAGTTGATATTGCATGCTGTGCTTTTTTATCATTCATATTTCTATGAATATCTTTAAATTTTGCTACTAGATTTTCATCAACTGTTTCTTCAATTAAAAATGTCTGGTCGGGATCATTCATATCCAGTTGCCATTCACAGCACATATCTTCATAAAGAATTAAAAATTCCTCTTCCAATAACTTTTCATCTTGAAGCAATTTTAAAGCATTTTCTTCTTTAAGTAATAACAATGCAGCAGCATAAGTTGCTATTCTTGATTTTCCACCTGGTGCGAGAGCTAACAACCTTTTTAAATTGAAAATAAGCGTATCCATCATTGTATAGGCATCGCGTTGATCTTGAGTGATAAATTTTCTTTTCTTAATAAGATTTTTACCATTCTTATCAATAATACCTAATGCAAACGCTTTTGTTTTTTCAAAGGGTGTTACTAGGCGCTTTAAAAAGGAAAATAGAAAGAATAAATCTGAACCTTGAGTTAAAGCTGATCTTAATCCTATAGGCATCTTAACTGCTTTATTACGAGTTTATCTAATTGTATATCACTATCTCGGATATCTCTACCCTTGACACCGTAAATAATTTTGGGCATCAGTTTTAAATAAATTAAAAAAGGTTTTAATATTGCCCAACTATTTTCTTCAATTTTATAAAATAATATTCGCGTGCCTGATTCATTATCAAATAAATTATATATCATAATCAAATGATTGAGAATCAATCTTTCTTTTAACTCACCCGACGCCAAATAATGATTTAAATGTCTTTTCAGATATTTAAATCTTTTCATATCATCACCATAATCCTCTGTACTTATACATTGAGGATTATCATAATGTTGCATGCAGAAAAGATCAATATTATTTTCATTAATATCTTCAAAACGCATGCATGTCGTCTTCTAGAACTCCTGTAAGTTCTTGATTCTCAATTGTAGGTTTAGCCGGCTTTTCACTTTCAACTTTTTTCTTCGTCTTTTGAGCTTCTGCCTTCTTTACCTTATCCTTATCAAACATAGTCAAATAGTGTTTAGATACCTGTATAGCGCCGTTAAGAGAAGCAAGTGTTGCCTGAAGTGTTTTTTCTTCTGACCTCACTGCTTCTATTCTCTCATGGACACTTTGAATATCTTTTTCTAAAAAACCTATTTGCTTTTCAATATCTTCACGTTTAAACATAATTTCCCATTATTTAATTATTAAGCAATACCATCCCAAAGTAAAAGATACTTAGTGACACCTGAAACTGAGCATTTAATTGCACCATTTGCAGGAGCGGTATAAGAACCAGATGTATTAGCACCTGTAGTTAAAAAAGGCCCAACATTAGCACCTGCTGATGCACCATAACCACCGGTGGGTGCACAATCAATAGCATACGAAACATTTTGTGAAGCGCCTGTCAAAGTTGCCGCTACATCCATTTTAAGAAATGCTGTAGGTGAAGCACTTGGAGCAGCTGCGCTGTTTGCATGCGATGCAATAATACAATAAGATCTTCCAGCTGAAGAATCAGAACTATCATATGTATTAAGATCTAAAATACCTTTAACAGCTGAAACTTCAGAAGTAAAAGCAACATTGGCATCATGAATCTTTGCTGTTGCAGCAGATGCAGTTAATGTTGCAACATTACCTTGTGCCAATCCTGTTGCTTTGACGTCAACAGTGGTGTGTGAAGTAACAATGCTATTAAAAATATTTGCTGAAGAAGGGGCCAAATTAGCAGTATGCAGAGTTGTATGAATCATCTCTGTTGTTGCTTGTGTGGTTCCGGTAATCGTATGTGTTACATTTCCGAAAAATGATTTAACGGTTAATTTTTTATTAACCGGAGATCCAGAAGGATCATCAATTATATGTAATAAATCTTCACTTGCGCTTTCTGAAGCTGCAGTTAAAGCTGTAATTTTCTTATCGGCCATCGCGTATCTCCTTGCTGGCTTTTGTAGTGGGACTCACCACCAGTTAAAATCATGCTGAGAATCGCTCTTGCGAAGGGTCTTCCTCAGACATCCAAATATTTATTTATGACACTAATCCTAAGCGTGTCAATTCTGTTATAATGTGTGCGGCTGTTGATGCACCTGCCACAAAAGTAGAATTAGCTGCAACAGGAGTTGTACCATAAAAACCAACTATATCAGTTGCAGTTCCTATTTGTAATCCGCCAACAAATCTAATAACGGAAGTATTAGCAGATATATACATATCTTTTTCTGTTCCATCTTCAAATGCCATATCTATTCCAGATTCTAATTGCAAATTGCCTGTTTCAGAGAATTTACTTGTAAAAGAACCATTGTCAGGAACACTATCTTCAACTAATATGCTTCCTTGAAAATCAATTCTTGATTCTACTAATCCAACAATTTGCCACCGATCTGTTGATTTATGACCTGTAGATGTATCAAACTTAATACTAACACCATTTGCTAATGCTTGAGTAGCACCAGTAATTGATACTGTAGTTGCTCCTGTAGATGTATTACCATCTCTCCACCATTTGAAAGTATCATTTGCTGAAACAGAAGTACCATCAATTTCTACATGCCATACAGTATTTTCTGCCATGTCTAAAGTTCCCAAAATAACTGTTAAATCATTTTGTTCACCTTTAAGAATGTCTGGTTGTAAAACAGTCTTAGCATTTCGTAAATTTAAATCCCTTGCAATATTCGTATCTGCCCTAGACTGAACTTTATTTGAAACACTTCTAGTTGTCGTATCTGTAGAAAGTGCTGATAATAAAGTGTCCACACGGATTTTCTTATTTACAGGATTTCCGGAAGGATCATCAACAATAATTAATAAATCTTCCGCCGTGGGACTATCATGTGTATTTAAAGCGGGAATTGTTTTATCTGCCATTTACTTTTCTTCCAATTCAGGGACCTTGACCTCTTTAGATTCAGCGGTTTGTAATAATGCACTACACGCTTGTATAGCTCCATCATAGCTATGTATGCCACGTTTAGCATTCTCAATTTCGCTCTTTAACTGAGAAAGCCGCAATTCAAGCGCGCCCTTCTCAGTTTTATAAGTTTGCTGTTGTTGCAATATTTGGGCAACATTAACATTTTCAATATATTCCATAATATCAGTTAACTATTAAGTTACAGTTAATGTAACTGCAGTTAATCCTGAAAGAACTAATAAAGCAACTGTTGCTCCATCGGTTGTATCTTTAATTGTACCACTATTTAGTGCCACATTAGATCCACCCAATGTAAGAACATCGCTTGTTGCAACTGTTTGACTTGCTACGCTGAAAGTGAGTCTGTTTGTTCCAGAACCTGAAGCGTATGAAGCTGTATGTGGTCCTCGACCAGATCCGGATCCTTGGTTACCATTTGCAATAGCAACTTGTGGTGTTCCGGTAACTGTAACTCTTTCATCCCAAGTAACCTGAACAGATACTGTTCGTGATCCACCTGTGATAGCTGACGCAGTAAACCTCATTGATGTAACAGAGGGTGCTGCAAGTGTTGTACCTAGACTTCCCATAGCAACTAAAATTTCAGGGGCTGCACCAGAATTCTTACTGGCTTTAGTATTAATGACCCATCCTTCGTTAGTCCCATAGACATCTTGTTTATTGTATACTGCACCTTCTGTGGTACCAATCCATTTTGGTTTTTGTGCTTGTGTACCAGCTGCGGCTTTTCCCCATAAAGGCATTATGTCTCCTTATTAATTTTGAATATTTATATCAACTTTTTAAACTCATTTATAGATATAGTATCTATATTAGAAATATCTTTATTAAAACATCGTTCTTCCTGAACATGTATAAAGTCAATTTCAGGAAAATAATCAGTAAACATTGTTTCAAAATTCTGAATCCACCCTGCCGCTTTCACTGGCAACGCATAACTAGGAGCATAACAATCAGTGTCTTTATATATATTGTTTACTTTTCCATCATTTATGTTAAAATCGAACGCCATTAAATAAACCTTGTCGGGCTTTTCTGTCTCACAACATATCCAAGTCGCAAGTGGTCCGGAATCTAACAAAGGTATATGTTTTAAATCATCTACCACATTTATTTTATCATGCTTATCTACCCATGTAAACCAATGACAAGGCTCTGCTAGCAAATCCATTGTATGGGTATCATCATGAAAAACTCTACTAATCTCTTGTCCGTAATAGGCGAATTTATAATCTGTTTTCTCATTCTCTATTACTTTTATATCAGGTGTTAGTGTTGACCTGAAAACTGGATACATATCAGGATCCAGTAACTGAAAGTTCCTAAACCAACATTGGTTTAATTTAGGATATTGTGATTCTACCAACTCATGTAACATTTTATTATCAATGCATATAAGATTGGTTGGTGTCCAATCTCTATACATCGCATTACAACCATATGTCGTATGATCTAATAACAAATTAAGATCAAAATCTTTACGACTTTCACCATTCCCAATCACTATATACATATTTTTTAATGGTAATCTTTTCCTAAAGGTTCTGCTGGTCTGGGTGAGGCATATGAATATGCATCTCCGACGCGACTAACTGTTCCTGCTTCTACCATATCGTCCAACATTTTTTGTACTTGCTGTGGACTACACTTCAATGCTCGTGCAATTGAAGTCGCGGAAGCGGGTGCGTCATCAGAAGCAAATTCAGCTCCAACCGGATTTGCCTGCTTCACACTTCCGAAAGAACTACCTGCTAGGTATTCTAATATTGAAGTGTCAAGTTTTATGTCTTTAGATTCTTCTGTTTTTTTCTCTTTGTATTTACGTACAAAAGAAACTCCTGCACTTTCTTTCACCGTTGGCTCCGTTTTTACTGTATTATTAACTTTTCCTGTTTCTTTAATTTTAGATCCGATATCATCAGTATCTTCTTCTTCTTTTTTTGCTTCATCTGTATGAGCAAAATCAGGCTCCGAATCTTTTTTACTACGATTCGCAATCATTTCTTTAGCCTTTTCATATGCAAGTTTTTTTAGTTTTTCTTTAAATACTCTACGTCTTGCATCAATTGTTTCAGGTACTTCTTCAACATCTTCTAATGCGGCATGTGCTATACCAACCAATTTAGAACGCATAGTTGATGGTCCTCCATCTTTTTTAACTGTAGGATCATCTGTTTCTCTAGATCGAGCAATAGCTTGTTGCTTCTTTTTTGCTGCTCTTTCTTTTTCTGATTGTGCCATTCGTTGATCTTGTTCTTTATCATTTACATTAGATTGCGTTTCACGGTCTTGATCAGCTTTATTAGCATCTGATTGATTATCTTGATTTGTCCCAGCAGCCTTTTTTGCATTATCAGCTTTATTCTTATCTGCAATTTTTTCTCCTTCGGATTTTGCTTCATCTAGCTCATCATCTTCATCAATAATTGAACCAGCTGCTTTTTCTAAATCCTCTAACTCACATTCATCTGCTAATCTTTGTACTTCAGGTGAAGGGGCATCTATTGTTCCCATCTTAGTAGCATATGCAAGAGCAACTAATCTACGTTCTGGTGTTTTAATTAAACGTTCCCCAATTTCAGTCCATGTAAGACCATCATACTTTTGAGTCATTTCTGCCATCAACCAACCATGATAGCTTTCTGTTTTCATCTTTTTCATAACCTTATCAGCAATCTTTTGGTCATTCATTAGAATCATTAAAACAGATTGTCTGGGTTCTTCTTCCATATTATCTAAGTAAGGAGCTAATTTACCATATGCGCGTTGTTTTATTAACTTTGCAGCACCCTCAAGAGCTAATTTATCCTTACCTCTAATTGTTTTGGCTAATGCTAACAGTTCTTGTTGTAAATCAATTGGTCCACCTTTGCCGGACTCTACTGATTCCATATTTGTAACTGTATCTTGTTTCTTGGAAAACTCAACCTCTTCCGGATCACCTTTCTTTTTCTTCTTCGCCTGTTGCTTCTTCATATTATCATCTTTATATTCATCTTTAGACATTTCAGCAACATCTTCTGCATGCATATGTTTTTTCCAACCATCACCAGTTTTTAAATCATGTCTGGTTTTTACAAGAACACTATTTCCTAAATTCGATTTAGGGTCTCTTATTGTTTTTTGCATTTGTTGTAATGAGCCTGAATGAGTAACCTTACCCTTTTCGGTGGTGCCCTGAACTATATGATGATTAAAGACCTCTTCTTCAACTTCAATCTCTTCTTGCTTAGCAATATTTTTACTAATAGCTTTTCTTTTAGCGTGAATCACCTCATCAGAATCGTCTTCGTCTCCATCATTGTCGATATCTTTATCTTTACGGTCATCAAACTTTTTCTTTAATGCTTTAGGTTGGACCTTATCTATTTCTTCTCCATCATCTGACTTATCATTAGTATTGTCTTCTTCAACAGGAGGATTTCGATGAAGCTCCTTTATCATTTCAATATCTGCGGGTGTTATCGCCGTATAATTAGCGGGATAATATTTTGACCACTTGTCATCCATTATTTGCTCCTGTTGGAAATAATTTTGGAAATCATTACTTCAAATCTTTCCAATTGTTGTTTTCTAGACTTATCCTGTTCTTGTTTTAACTCGTCCCAATCTTGTCCGGGAGTTAAATCAACAGTATATTGTGTATATTTATCTGTTCCTATTTCTAACTGTCTTCCATTTTTAGATCTATTTTTATTCCATTCTTTTAAACCAAGTAATTTTTGTAATTTTGGGCGTACTGGCTTACTAATATCAATTTCATTAATAGTTAATCCATCTATTCTTTCGTACATATATGAAAGATTTGCTATATCATAATTAACATCTTCACCTAATAGGGTAATAAAATCAGCTGCTTTTTTCGTATGTTCTTTTAATTTAGATACTTCCCATAAGGCTATTGGTGCTCCAAAGGCCATTTCAAATCTTCCCCAAAAATCCGCCACTTCTTTTAAAGCGCGCTTATAATATTCTTCTGTTGTTTTAGTAGTTACAAACTCTTTTAAATATTCAAATATATCTTTAGTGTCGCCATCAACCCAATATTCCTTATTTTCAAAGGAGACTTTGTCCATCAGTATAGATTCTTTTGCTAATGGATTTTTCCCTGCGGCTGCTTTTGCAAGAATGTCATCTACATCTGCGCCGTGCTTTGCTTTCGTCTTTGGTTTATTTGCATTAATAAAATCATTTGTTGCTTTATCGGGATCCTTTATTGAATTTTTCATTTTCCCAATTGGTGCACCAGGACCTAACTTTTCTTTTATTTGGGATTCAACAACTGCTAACTTCATATTTTTTCGTAATATTTGATATAATGAACGTTTATCTCTTTCAGATAATGTATTGGGCAAGCCTTCTTTAAACTTATTAAAATCAGCATCTACTGCAAGAGTTCTCAATTTTCCTGCAGACATTCCTGTGGCATCATCTGCATCCGGATCTCTTTCTCCGGCACTTTCTATTTCTATTCTTTTAAAATCATAGAACCCATGCGGTTTGTCTTTAACCCCATTATATTGAGGTAAAAGCTTTTTAAATTGGTTTACTCTATCACTTCCAACAACCATGATCAGTTGCTCATATCCTTTATCATGTAACAGAGAAGCTGCTAGCAGAGCATCTTTAGGTTGATCACTTGAATATTTGAAAATGTCTTGATTTTTTGGTTTAAACATTTTCTTCATCCATTTCATTTTTTCTTTATAATCTAATGGATTCCTTTTTGTATCTTGTGATGAACTAGGAAAAATGAAAGCATCACCGCGATTTCGGGAAGCAACCTTTACGACTTTATTGACTAAAATTTCGTGTCCGGTAGTAGGAGGATTAAATCGACCAAAAGCAAACACAGCTGTTTTTAGCGTGCCTTCTCGTAATTGCGTAAATGAAATCATGACCCTTTTTGAACCTTTTCAAGATACGCGTCTGTAACAGACTTATTTATTTTTTCATCAGTCATCTTTTCAAATCCTCTATTCTCTTCAGGATTTTCTTTTGCAGCTTTTTCTGCAACTCGCATCACTGAGGCGGCAACATCATTATACCCACCTGAGAACGGCCCACTACCAAAATATTCATGTGATTGTGGTTTAGTGCTCTCTTCAACCGACTCGTCCTTCTTCTTAGCTGCTTTATCAAATTTAAATGCCTGATAATCTTTTTTTGCTGCTTGATAATCTGCACGTTTCGATTTAATATTTTGTCCCGGCGGTTGACTAGTATCCCCAACCCTTGAAACAGCTACTTTAGATACAGCTCTTTGTTGACCAGCTTTCTTTTTAGCTGATTGAGATGCACGTTGTAATAGGTCTTTTGAAAGTTCGTTAACAGGCTCGTCTTTCTTTATTGTATTTCCGCGGCTTTTAGCAAGAAACAATTTGTCCCGAGATTTCTTCGCTGTAGTTGCTCCGAAGATCCCTTCATTTTTTGATTCTGCATCATATCCTGGATGACTGATTGTCTGTGCGATTTTCTTCTTTTTCTTTAAAAGATTAGGTGAATTATCTTCTTTTTTAAAAGCTGTATTCCGGTCTTTGACATCGGCTGCCGCACTGAATTTTCCAGCTTGTTTCTCTCTCTTTGCTGCTTTTGCGCCGGCTTCAGCAGCACCAAAAGCGTGTCCTTTACCAGGAACTCTTGTTGCCCAAGCTTGTGCGTCTCTTTGTGTTGCGGCATCCTTCTTTGCTGCACTACCAGCGCGCTTTAAAAGTCCGGTTGTAAGTTCATCAACAGGTTCTACTGACTCTTTATATTCTTTAAATGTTTTTACCATTTTTCCCTATCTACTCTTGCATCTGTAAATTCCTCAATCGCATCAAAAAAACCTTGCATCATATAAGGCAATTTGGGTTGCCTTCTACCAAACTTTTCTTGATAATCTTCAAATACTTGAGCTAATTTATTTTTTGGTCTTTCTGGTGCCGCATTGATACAAGCACCAAGAGCATCAATCAATTTATCGGAATCCTTAGATTCTTGTATTTGTACTGCGGGAGCTTCACCTGCAAATGATTCTTTATAAGTTTTCATTGGTCCCAATCCTTATCTGCATTGAAATTTATTCTACTAAATTCCATTCTATTAACTAATTTTAATCCTTTACCGGAATCAAAAGAATCTATTGCAACAAATCCTTCTGGTTTTGTAACCCGATAACCTGATTTAGTTTTAATAAATGTTGAAGTTATGCCTTGAACTTCTTCTAACTTTTGTACAATAAACAGCTTAATGTTATTTATTAAAGCCATTATACGAAACACTACACTTATCTGATCTAAATTTCCATTCAATCTTTTTAAATATTCATCAACTGTCATTTGTTTTCGTGAACGACCTTTTTCTGATTTCAATTTTGATACTTCTTTATCTAATTTGTCTTTAATAAATTTTACAGCTTGTTTTGCTAACCTTTCATCTATAAACTCACCTTCTCTAACTTTTGAATTTATATAAGTTTTAAGATGAACTTTCAGCATATTATCATCTCTGATACTATCAAGAAACCGGCCGTTAACTTTATTAAAGTCTTTTCCTAACGTTGAAAGCATTCCTGTGATTTTGGTTTCATCGGCCTTTGTAAATGTGGCTGTCCCACTTAAATCTGTAAAGTCCGCATTAACTCCCCAAACATCTTTGTGTTTAGTCCATTCATTTACATCAGCCCCAAATTCTGCTTTCAAATCTGTTAAATCTTCTTGTCCTGCTGTTCTATATGTTGTATGAAAAACAATTCCTACTTGTGCTTTAATTATTGTATTTGATAATTCTGTATTTAAAGGAACAGCATATGTTATTGTATTAGGTGCGAATGTAATATATTTTTCACCATCAATTGTTTTAATCTTTTTTTCTTTGTTATCTGTCCAAAGAACATCCCCCTGAAAAATATTACCCGGGATTTTTAATTTGGGCAAATGTTCTAATAAAGCACTCATCTTAGATTGGAGGGGCCCTCCACTAAAATGTTCATCTACATCAGCCTGTGTAAAGCATGGTCGTCTCATTGATTTATAATCAACAAAGAACTTTCCATTAGGATGAATCCCAGCGCATATAGCAGGAGCACCATCCCACTTCACTGTAACGTTAACAGCTTCTTTATTATGGCCTGCTAACATATTTCGTAAAGATCTTAGAAAATCAATTGCTCCTCTTGTACCATTAACTCCACCATTTAACACCTCATCCTCAAGATGTTCCATATGAAGATTTTTTCCAGAAGCTTCTACGAGAAATTGTTTATATTGTTTCACCTAATCCCCAATTTTTGTTTCATAGCAGAAAAACTTTGACCGATTTCTCTGTCGGCTTTATCTCTACCAAATCCAAGTTTAGATTTTGCTTTAAAATAATCCGATATTTTAGTGCCGATATCTTTGGTTAACTGTTTAAAATCTTTCGGGTCATTATTTTGAGTTACATCTTTTTGTGGTCCTTTTAAGCTGCTAGCAGAAGTAAAAGCATCTTTAATCTTCTTGGTCATTTTACCTTGTTTTAATTGGCCAAAAGTATGCATTAATATTGATTTTATGTCGTCTTTTGCTTTCAACTTTTCTTCAAAATCTGTTTGTCCTGGATCAAAAGTTCCTTCGTTTTTAAAAGTGCCGGCATAAACGCGAGTGGACGCACCAGTTCCTCCGAAGCCGCCGCCACCTACCCATCTTAACATCCATTCAGATCCAACATTCCATTGTTTTGACTTATATAAATCTTGTGCTGTTTTAAATGAAATTGTATCGCCTGATTCAGAATTAAATAGAGTTAGATAATCCCAGCCATGTTTCTTATAATCGTGTAGGGCATTAGAATTCCATTGCCTTATAAATTCATTAGGATCTGTTAATCCATTTTTTACTGTTTTATTAAATGAATACGGAATCGCACCATTATTAGGACAAGCTATTGAACAAATATTATTATATAATGTTTCACAAGCTTTATCGGCTATTCTTTGACTAGCACCTTTATTGTCCATATACAATGATGTATACTCTTTACTTCCTATTGATAAAGATTTTGCTATACCACCACCTTTATTTGATTCACCATAATATTTTGTGCCGCCTAACATCATCCTATCTGCATCATCAGCAGAAATATCTCTTCCTAAATCTTTAAAAGCATTAATCCATGCTAACTTAGCATCTGCAAAATTTGTTGGTTTTGAAAACGTTCCACCATCTTTCTTTAATTCAACATTAACTCCCGCACCTAACCAACAATCACCTTTATTGTCTTCATCGCCTTTTTTACCACCCGGAGTTGACATAATATAAAGAATTTCTCCAGGGCCTATATTTTGATTATCAATTTTTACATCTAATGCAATTAATTTGTCTCTAACCTTGGACCATACTGGATTTTTTGTAGTAACATACGAATCTAATTTAACAACTTTATTTAAACTATCTTTAACCATTTTAACACAATCAATCACATCACCTTTAATTAATTCTTGACAAAAATTAACTTGGTCTTCGGCACTAGCGCCGGACTTATTAATCAAAGATATCATAGCATCTATGAATAAATCTTGATTCATAGTAATTTTGGCGTCAATAGCTTTCTCTCTTATCATGTTAGCCATCACATCTTTTTGAATGGCCTCTAATACATTTTTTAACACTACATCATTATCAACGAGTTCTATTTGATCTAGAACTTGTTTTTTGAGCTCAGGTGTTACTCGTTCTAAGAGGGTTCGAATCTCATTCCTAGTATAACCTGGCGCCATAAAAGTTGAATAAGTTTTCATAGATTTCTTTGTTTACTTACCTTACTTTGAGTACTGTTTACACCAATCTTCAATTTCTTTAGCTGTCTTTTTATCAGGTGCGCGCAATTTCCCATCTCGAGTTTCAAAATGTATTTTGCCGTCTATATAAACTATAAAATCCGGTTCCCATTTTTTTATTGCTTCTGTTTTGTCCTTTCCAGAACGGTCCTTAACAACTACGTGAAAATCTGAAGCTTTGTGATCAGCCTTCACTGGAGTGACTGTATAATCGCCACATTTTATTGCTTTACCTCCACCGGATTTAAAGCTTCTTTCAAGATCTTTAACGAGACCTTCTCTTATAATTTCTCGTTCATCAGATGCAGTTTCAGCCATAAATTTTTTATATGTTTTTTGCATACATAACCTATTACAATTAATTATTAAATTAGTTTACTTAACTATTTAGTCTTTTTAAGATACTGATATTTCTCTTTTGCCATGGTTCTCATTTTATTAGAAACCTTAGTATCTATTTTAGCATACCTCATATAGGCATCGCAAGCTTTTTCTTTCTTTTTATAGAGAAACATATCAAAAGCAAGCTCAGAACTATAAGCATCTATCTCAAATGGGCTCGAAAAATAATCGTTAAATTTTTCTTTTTGGTCATCAAATTGTAACGAATGTGTTAACTCATGAACAAATGTAAGAACAAATTGTTGTTCATATTTCTCCCATTGTTCTTCTGGTATGATTAATTGGCGGGTATATAATTCTGGAGATAAATTTATTGTGATTTCTATCTCAGATTCAGAATAGTGTTCTTGTGGCACATTTGCTGCGCCGTCATAATTCAATTCATATAATGCATATGATTTATCTTTTCTAATACTAATATAACAAGAAAATCCTATTTGCTCTTCAATATATGCACCCATACTGTGAGCGCATTTGCACCAAGCTTTTGGATGTTTAGTCGTTGATTCATTATATTCATTTTCAAACCATTTAAAAACTTTTTTGGGAACGTCCAAATGTTCTTTAATATGATCTAGTTCATTCATTGGAAAGCCGTAAAGTCCGCTTTATTGCGCATTCTATTGCCAGTGGAAGTATCAAATAATGGTTCATCAGATTGCCCACTATCTGCAATATCTTCTTGTGCTTTTTGTTCTACATCATATAATCTCATTTTAGATCGGTCTATACCAATAATAAACTTTTTATAAGATGTAAGATCATTATATCTATTTTTTAATTGTTTTACAAGTAATTGATTTAACTCTTCCATTTCATCCGAAGATATTATAGCAAACATAAAATCTGCTGTTGCTGGTAAACCAAAACTTTCAGATGTATCTTCTAATCCTATATCTGTACTTGTAAATCCAGATCTTGTTGTCTGTGTTGCAGAAAGAATTGGAACATTAAATTCTACTGCTAATCCTCTCAATTCTTCTGCAATTGATTTAATATAAGTATATGAATTTACATTTGATCCTGCTTTAATTCTCGCGCTAGCACATATATTCAAATAATCTATGAATATAATATCCGGAGTAAAATTACGTTTCAACTTTAATTCTGCTAAAAGATTTTTAAAGTGCGTTGCGCTGGCGGCCGCTGTAGGATATTCCTTAATAATAATTTTACCTTTTGTCTTTGCATTTATCTTATCAATTTTATTTTGATACATTTCTCTTGAAAGTTCTTCTAATTGACTAATAGGAACATCTAAAAGATTTGCATCTATTCTTTCAGCGATCCTTTCTTCAGCCATTTCCAAGGTTATATAAAGAACATTCTTATTAATAGAAAGACAACTTGCTGCATGATGACACATAAACAAGGACTTACCTACACCAGTTCCGGCAAGACATATATTAAGAGTCTTATTCGGTAATCCTCCTTTAGTGATTTTATTAAACATATCTAAATCAAATTCAATCTTTTCTTCAACCCTGTGATAAAAATCAAATCTTTCATCTGCATCCTCAATAAAATCATGACCTACATGTGGATCAAATGATACTGCTAAAGCATCAGATAATATACTTGGGATTGCACCTTTAGATAAATGAGTTTGTTTTTCATTACCTTCTAAAATAGCAATTGCATCGACAACTGCATTATAAATTGCTTTGTCTTGACAAAATGTTTCTGAAGCTTCGGTAAGCCAAGCTGTTATATCTTTTTCTTCTGGCTTCTCTAACTTATTAATTATATCTGTGGCTTGTTGGAATTCTGTTTCATGCAAACCATCTATCTGATCTAAATCAATTAAAAGACTTTGCTTTGTGGGTAAGCTATTATGTTTGAGAATATAATCTTGTATTTGTTTGAAGATAATTTTTTCTGAATTATCATCAAAATATTCTGCTTTTATATAGGGGGAGACTTTACGAGAAAACAGTTCATTGTGTATCAAATGTGATAGTATTAGGTGCTCTATCCTCTGATTCATTGTCCTCCACGAAAGTTACTGGGTTTGTTGTTTCTGATTTTTCTGTTTCTTGATATCTGTCCCATATCATTTTTACTAATATTTCACCAATCATAAATTCAAATTCTTCACCTTCTTCATCAGTGTGTTCAACACCTTCTAATTCGGGTGGTACCATTATAATATCATATTCATACTTAGCAGTACTTTCATCTTCCGTATCTGGTGGTGATACTTGGAATTTGCCATACTTATATACTACACCTTTAAACGGTCCTGTCAGCATCTCTATACATTGTTGTGTAATGTCTTCGGGATGTTTGGGATGTAATACCAGTCTATAATAACTGTCTATTCTATCATAATCTTCTTTTGTTAAGTCATTGCTCATTTTTAACTTTTTCGATATTTTCTTTTTCTACAGCTAATTCTTCTTCCATTTCCATTTCTCCATATAAAAATTCTTTCCCTGCTGCTACATCTAACTTGTCTAAAATTTCTTTAGTAAAATACTTGGTAGGATTTTTCAGCATGGTTTTTAGAAAAACCTTTTCTCCATCAGGCATTTCTAATCTAGTAGAAACTTTTTTAAAGATTCCATACTTCTCTGCTAATTCTGCTAATCCATAATATCTATTCAATCCTTCTTTAAAGGTAAGAAGAACATCAACCATTTTATGTTCTTTTGTGAGTCTTGATTTATAAGTCCTGCAATGAACTATATTACCAATTACTTCGGTACCATCCTTTTCTTTCTTTTTAGATAGGAATACGATGCTAGATGCAGCATAATGTAAGCCGGTTCCACCGCCCATAATTTTTTGAGGAAATAATGTTCCTATTTGATCGTATGTGTGATTAGTAACAACAAGAGGCACTTTAGCTTTACCACCTAATAAAGTTAAAACTCTAAAAGTGCCTTTAACCATTTGAGCTCTGGTCATATCTCTGGTCCCCTTACCGTCACTAACATCTTCCATTTCTTTAGTAGTAGAAAGATTGCCTAATGAATCTAAACATATCATCATTGGTGGACGAGACTTGCTGGATTCTTCTAAATGTTTTTCTAAAATTTTAGTCGCTTGTGTTCTAAATTCTTGGACTGTGGCAACAGGTAGGATAATCATTCGTTTAGAATCAATTCCTCTTGATTCTATCATATCTCTGGTTATGGCAGATTCGCTTTCAAAATATATAACCCCGCCAGTAGGATTATCTGTGAGAAATTGCCGGACACAACCCAAAACAAAAAAAGTTTTTCCGGTTGAACTTTCTCCAGCAAATGCTGTAATTTTATTAGATGGTAATCCTCCATAGATACTCCCAGATAATTGTGCGTTTAAAATATACGAACCAGTATCAATAAAACTTTCTACATCACCTGCTTCAACACCGTCACTTACTACTGCGCCATATTCATTATTGGCTACTTTTAACATTTCCCCAAAATAACTCATTTATTCCTTTCACTTAAACAATAATATATTATACTACACATTTAAAAAAATATCAAGACTTTTCTACATCAACTGAACCAGTAGTAGGATCATATGAAATTTTAAATGTTACTTCAATTGGTTTAAGGGTTCCATCTGCTTTAATTATAGGTAACTTACCTTCAACAGCGCCCATCAATGCATCTTTAGCATTTGTGAATTGGTGTGCAGGGTCAGCCTTTATAGCTTTGTCTAATTCTTTTTTTGCACCTTCTGGAAGTAAATCATCTATCATACTTTCCACGTGCTCTATTGCTAAATCTGTTGCTTTGTCTACGACAAGACTAGAAATAACATTAAATAATAATAATGGTAACATAATATTCTCTTTCTAAGTATTTAGTTAAATGTTCATTAATTAATCTGTTGTTCCCAACTTCTTTCAACATTGTGTAGGGCTAGTGTCTGTTTAAAATATTCATCGGTAGAAATTGGTAAATGTTTATCTGGTTCATCTGTGAAATTCTTAATTAATACATCTCTACCGGGATCTACAAAATACGGCATTGAATAGCTAGAGTTTGTATGAACTGTATTAACAACTCTATGATTAGTTGATTTTAACGTATCATTAGACCATCTTTGAAACATATCTCCAATGTTTAATACTATTGAATTTTTCACTACAGGAGCATCAATCCATTCATCTGTTTTTCTATCCTGTACTTGTAAACCTCCAACATCATCGAAACGAAAGAGTAAAGTGATAGAACCATAATCAGTATGTTCTCCTCCGAACCCGTGATCCTCTTGCTTCTCGTGCGCTGGATAATGAAGCATCCGCATATTAACATAACTATTCGTATGCTTATCTATTAAATATCCTTTTTTATGTTTGAATATACTTTCAAACTTATTGAAAAATTGATAAGAAAGACGTTGAGAGATCTGAAGGATAGATTGAGCTAATGGTTTAAACTCTGGAATTTCTGTAGGCCAATATTGTTCTTGCATTCTTGCTGGTTCAATCCAATTATATGATTCTTTCGAATCACCATCTCGACTCTGAATATATCCCATCTCTCCCCATCCTGCGCGACATGTTGAGGAACCCTTTACTCCATTATATACATATTTCTTTTTCACATCTAATGGTAGCTGGAAGAACTCGTCCATGAGTTGCTTCCAGTCTTGAAATTCTGATAGCCACTCATCATAAACATTAGTGAATACTGCGAATCCCACAGTTGTATAAGCGTCATACATCTGCTCTTCGCAAGTATCACTTTTCAAATCAATTATCGGAATCATCTGGTTTAAAAATTGGGAGTTTTTCTAAATAAAGTATATCACCTTTATCATATCCAGCCTCTTCCAATAAGATTGCAGCTTTACATACAATTTCACAATCAATTTTTTCTAACATTGCTTGAAGTCCTATTAGAGATCCGCCTGTGGACACTACATCATCTATAATACAAACTTTTTTTTCTTTTATTTTTTCAACATCACAACCATCTAAAACAAGTGTTTGCGCACCGATTGTAGTAATAGATT